TATCGGCACTAACCGCTTGTCTGTCGCCAAGGGTGACCGGAAGCCATAGGCGGAGTCTCGGATTATGGAATCGTATCGTCCCAATTTTGGCAACGTTCCGCATGGTCCGCGCGATTCCGCCTATGATGCTTTTTGCGGCCCTACTGCTTTGGCTATCCTCACCGGGCGAGACGTTCGCGCCGTTGTGTCTGCCATAGCACGGGCGAGGAAGCAAGCCGGTAACGTCGTGGCAGGTAAACATAAGCGGCCCAGGCGTGCGGTAGTCGTCGGAATATCCGTTATTGAATTGTTAAGGTATATCGAGTCATGCGGACTCGTTCCGGTTGACGTGACTCCGAAGCGAAAGCCCGTTACTCCGAACATGCGTCATTCTTTAGCCTATGGATATAATCCCGCACGGTCGCATACTCTTGGCGCATGGCTAAGGGAAACGCGCGAGGAACGGGGCGATAATGTCTATCTAGTCGCCACTACGTCACACTTCCTGCTAGTGTCGGGCGATTCCATGGTCGATAATCAGGCGGGCGGAACCGTTCGGCCGCAATCGAAAATGAAATACAAAAAGGCTCGAATCCATGACATTTACTGCATAATGCGCGATCCAGACTTTAAGCCGGAAAATCGGAAATTTCTTACCGTTATTGATGTAATTGCTGCACAATATGCCAAGTCTGTTACTCGGCCGGATGATTTGATTTCATCTATTGAGACTCGGCCGTTTACGAATCGTTAGGACATTGGGAGTAGGTTCGAATCATGGCTTATGACGACTGGAAATCGGATCAATTGCGCAGAGAAGCGGGAACGCGGAGTCAATTCATGCGCTACACCATTCAATCTTTTGACGAGTCGACTCGCCTTTGGTACACGTTGAGCGAGTCGGATAATCTCGGCGCGGCGATTCAGGTCGCGTCGCAGTCCGCCCGACTCGGCGAAATGTCCCGCATTTGGGACTGCGAGTCGGTCGGAGTCGTTTGGGTTTCGGGCTTAGCTTTCCTTCCGTAAGCAAATAGACGGTAGAGGAGTCGCACCAATGCCGTTGATTTCCGACTTTGAGACTCCGCATATCAAATGGGCGGGCGGGGATTCGCCCAAATCACTGAGCGAGATTTCCGCCAGTGAACGTGCGCTTGTGAGTATCCTGTTTCAGGAACGGGTTTCCGTTTGGCAGGAAATGAACCGCGCGCGAATCCCCCATTATGACGCGCGGATTATCTGGCTCTTGGCGCGGCTTGATGCGCACGCGACTATGCGCGCGAGGTAACGAAACTTTAACGAGTCGAACGTAGAGTCGAAACCGTCACCTAATAGAGGAGTCGCACCAATGCCGAAAATTTCGATTGACATTCCCGCCCAAACCATTGCGGATATGTTTATCGGCGCGTTTGAAGGCGGATCGAACTATTGGATTGAATCCGCCCGGCTTATCACGGGCAAGTCAAGCGAATCGCCTTGGTACGCCGATCCGAAGCTTTACGAATCCCCGTTGTTCAAAATCCGCATTAAACATGATGGACAACGGGCGGAAATCTCGCGCGGCAAGATCGCGAAAGGATTGCGGCTCATGGCGGAGAAGTCGCCGCAACATTTCGGCGATATGCTTTCCGAATCGAATGCAGACTCCATTACGGCGGACGTGTTTTTGCAGTATGTTGCGCTTGGCGAAATTGTGTATGGGTAAGGGAGTCGTCCCGTGACATACGCCGAATTAATGTCTGCATCTATCCCCGCATTGCTTATGCTAGAGCGTGACGGAGACGATACGGAACGGTCGCAAGCCTTGAACGCCGTTATGGCGCGCTTGGGGGAACTAAACGGGGCGGAATGGTTACGCCTAGATGCGCTAGAGCGCATGGCGATTCTTTGCTTGGTACTGGAAACGGAATCGTCGCACACTGTCCCGGCCGGTTTCCTCAGACAAGCGGCATAGGTAGGAGTCGGAATATGTCACTTACTCGGCAAGAATCCTACTGGCACGGTTTCTATGAAGAGTCGGAAGAGTCGACTCGGGACGCCATTGACGCGGCGTTCTATGCGGCACGTTGTCACTTGAACGCAAGCGGATTCGTCACGGCAAACGACGACCGGGCGGAAGCGGTTATCTCCGCTTTGGTGCGCTATATTGTGGAGTCGAAAGAGTCCACAATGCCGGACGCGCCTAAGACCCAGGCGGACTATGAATTGCGCTTGATTTCCTTTATGCGAGGAACCCGACTATGATTAGGCTTTCGACGCGGCGAGTCGGCGGGATTCGCTTTTTCCGAATCGGCATATTCTGTTTCTCGTTTTGTGTCTCGCGCAAGAGGAAGCCGATTAGATTCGACCTTGACTTGACGTGGCATGATCCGTCACGCGAGGAAATCCAAGCCGCTATGAAACGCATCGGTAGATAAGGAGTCGAACCATGGCACACTTTTACGGAACGCTTAAAGGCGCACGCGGCGAAGCGACGCGACTCGGACACAAGCAAACGGGACTTCGGACTTGTGCCGCTAGTTGGGCCGGAAGTGTGCGAGTCTATCTGTCCCATGATGAGACAACGGGATTGGACTTGTTCAACGTCACGCAAGAGCCTTGGCACGGTGAGGGTATCCGTCAAGCTTCTATTGCGGCCGGATTTATCGGGACTCCTGTGGCGTTTGCCAATGCCTATCAATTGCGGGACTTGGCGAATATCCTCACTGCCGGAGTCAAGCAAAAGAATCCGCCGTCTCAGGTTATGGCGGAAGCCTTGCAATATGTGGAATCCCTGCTAAAGGGGAAGGTTGACGCGGACGAAATTGCGGAATCGGATGAAACGTTTTTCCGTTCGGCTAAACTGCGACTTCCGACTAAACAGGAAGGTTGACGGCGCGGCGGATTTGGAGTAGGACGAAACTGCAATCGAGGAGTCGAACTATGACGCGCGAGGAAATTTTTTCGGAATACACGATTCGCAATTTCACTATCTGCGATCCGGGCAAGTTCGAAGGCGAGTCCGCCTATGCGCCCTACTTTTGGGATGAGGCTTGCGACGGTAGCGAGGAACTTCTTGCGGATATGGAGTCGCATGGCGAATTCGTCGCGTTGCTTGACGTGACAAGCGAGGATCGCGCCGCGTTCCCGGAGATTGACTCGGATACCGTTGCCATGCTGATTCGCGAGTCGAACGAGGGTTTCGTTTCCATATCCGAGTTGACTCCGGCGGACGTGGATTTTGTGCAATCGGAATACGCCTTTCCGAATACGTGTAGCGAGTGCGGCGGGAGTCTCAGTACCGATTGCGAAACGGGGCGGCCGTATTGCGAGCCTTGCGGCTTGGACTATTAGCTAGGGAGTCAGGCTATGAGTCAGTGTCCCAAAGCGTTTTTCGAAGGATATGTTGACTGCGCGCTATGGTGCGGCGTCCTGGGGCCGGATGGTCCGGACCCTCATATATACGATTTGCCTAGCTACCGGATAGCTTTCGAGTCCCTGGCGAAAATGCGGGCGGATTGTGACTCGTTCTATGACGCTAACGAATCGTTGCTAGGTTATGAGATTGAGGATTCGCAAGCCGGGCACGATTTTTGGCTAACTCGGAATCGGCATGGCGCGGGATTTTGGGACCGTGGACTCGGCGAGACAGGCGACAAGCTTACGGAAGCGGCGCACGCATTCGGCGAAGCTATCCTGTATCTAGACGACGATGGTCACGTTCAAGTTATGTAGGGAGTCGGACTATGACGCGCGAGGAATATAACGAGTATGTCGCCGCGTTCCGGAACGGTATGGCGGGACTCGATTATCCGTCAAGCGGTCCCTGTCCCGGATGCGAGGATTGCGGACTCGCGGATCATCCCGATATGGATTGCCCGGAGTATGAGATTGCGGGCGAGCCTTTCTTTTCCTGGAGTCGATGCGAATGCTGCGCTCGGCCGGAAGGCGGGAACCGTTCCCCGGCGCACGCATGGCTTGACGGTCGCATAATTCATTTGGACATATGCGACGATTGCGTTTATTATCTGGAATACGGCAAGCTTGACGATTCGACCATGCTTGAAATTGAGGAGTCGGAAAATGCCTAGGGTTCAGGAAACCACGGTCTATCAATTCGACGAATTGTCGGACTCGGCGAAGGAAGCCGCGCGAGATTGGTTCCGTCAAGGCAATCTCGATTATGAATGGTACGAATTCGTTTTCGACGACGTGGCGACTATCGCGGACCTTTTGGGAATTGATTTGCGACAGACTCCCGTCAAGCTTATTGACGGCACGAGTCGCATGAAACCGTCTATAATGTTTAGCGGTTTCTATTCGCAGGGTGACGGGGCTTGCTTTGAGGGAACTTATAGCTACAAGAAAGGTTCCGTCAAATCCGTCCGCGATTATGCGCCGGATGATACACGACTCCATCGAATTGCGGAAGCCTTGCGCGACATTCAACGGCCGCATTTCTACAAGCTTGAAGCGCGAGTCAAGCATAGCGGCCACTACTGCCATGAATTCTGCACGCAAATTGCCGTTGACGGGGCGAACGGCTATCTCGCTTACGCGGACGCGGCGGACGCTATCGCCCAAACGTTGCGCGAGTTTATGCATTGGATTTATCGTCGCCTGGAATCCGAATATGAATATCTCAATTCGGACGAATCGGTTGACGAGTCCATTCGCGCGAACGAATATGAGTTCGAAGAGTCCGGCGCAAGAGCCTAGCAGGGAGTCGGACAATGGCTAAGCGGCAAGGCGAACCTTTCGACGGACACAGAATCCGAATCGCCAAGAGTACCTTGCGAATGTCGGATATGGGCGCGGCCGTTATGGGCGGAATGTCCAAAGCGGACGCGCGGAACGTTCTCGCGGACTTGGCGGGATGGTCGATTGAGCGAATTCAACGTTATGAGGAATTGGACAATGGCTAAGCAAATCGCGCCGCAACATGTTCGCTATACGGTAGAGGAATCATCGTCCGCGTTACACTCTTTTTCGCACCTACCAAGTCCGCCTTTCTACGTAGCAGATAATGCCCATACTCCGCCGCATATCCTCGCTTATTGCTTTTCAAGGCATACGGCGGGGATGATCGCGGGCGCGCTAAATCGCGGGGAACCACGCCATGGCTAGACCGGCCCGCCGTCGCCTTCCCCGCCCCGTATGGTATTGGTGCGAGGGTAGCGCCTTACCTAGGGAAGGCGAGGAAATCGAGCGCAACGGCAACCTAAGCCTAATCCGAGATTCGGATACTGGCGCGGAATCATGGGTATCCCCATTTGAGATTGAGGAAGGTTAATGGCTGTTAATAAGTCTTAATGGGCGCTAATGGTTAATTTTCGCTCAAAATTTGTTAACCTTAATGGGCGCTAATGGTTAATTTTTGCTCGAAATTTGTTAACCTTAACTTGGATTAACGGTTAATTTTTGCTCAAAGTTTGTTAACCTTAATGGATAGTAACCGCGAGAAATTGAATTGACATTAACCGAAAATTTGAGCTAAGGTCGTTTGAAAATTGAGGAGTCGGAATCATGGCGGACGGAACGCGACCGAGCTATAAGACGCGTGCGCCGCAAGGCTATATGGGCGATTGGCGACGCGGCGCACCATTTGGGCGACATAGCTATCACGGCGCGGACACAGACTTCGCGGGCCGCTTGACGTTGCGCCGCGTGCGTATCGACTCGGGCGGATACGATTCTCAGGGAACATACTTCGGTATAGGCGGGCCGCTCTATTGGTACGCGGCGGATTGCGGACGCATTGACGGCGTGATATGGGCGCGGGACAGGGAAATCGCTAAGGGGCAAATCCGCCGCTTCTATCCCAAGGCGCGGTTTTGGCGCTAGGCTCGCAAGCGGACAGGAAAGCGGACATGAAATCTTGGATTTTACATATTCTTTATCTAGTTATAGATTGGCGATATACGCCGCTATGGTTACATTGGGCATTGTATGATTTGATAGATATTTTATGGAACCGGAACACGGTTAAGGCGCGTTAACCTGAATGAATGGTAAAAAGCTAAAATGCGCGGGATTCGGAACATGGTTAAGAACCGTTAACCTTAACGAATTGCTAACGCGTAAAATGCAATACGTTAACCTGAATAGATAGTAATCGAGATAAAGACGGGGAAAAAGCTGCGTATTAACCGAAATGCTTACATGCGATCACCCAAAATTTTCGCTTACATGCGATCACCCAAAATCAAAAAAATACTTACAGTCGATCACCAAAAATTTTTCTTGACACGTTGCGCGACTTGTTTTAGGTTCGGGCTCACGACGTTCAAAGCGAGAAGCGAAAGGAACGTATCATGGCAGGTTATTTCGGCGATGCGCCGCACTACACGCCGCGAAAGAACAAGAGTCAAGTTCTCGACGGCGTGAAGGGAATCGTTTCGTCCAAACTGATTGCGCGCAACACGGTTCAATATACAACCGAGGATGGCGCAACGGTTGTTCGCCTTCACCGGACAGACATTTTCCGGCGCAATTCGAACGGCGATATCATACTTGATACGGGCGGATGGAACACCGGCACGACGCGCGACCGGATGAATGACGCGCTTCGGCCCTACGGTGCGTCCGTCCATACGCATAAGGGCGCGCTTTACTTTCATGACGAATCCGGGGATTTCGAATTCAAAAATCGACTCGTCAAAATCCAAGGGGGGATTCTAAAGGGGGATATTTGCCGGGGGTTTGACGGGGATGTTCCCTCCTATGAGACGGTTCGACCGCTTGTTGACCGCTACCTGAAAATCTTGAAGCGTGACGGCATTCCGACCGACACGGCGGGCGATCCCTTTGTTTGGCCGGACCGCGAAAACGGTAAGTACGCCGCGCACTACGTCATGAATTGGCTTTCGGACCCGGACAGCGGCGAGCCTTACATCTTTGGAACCTTCATCTATCATGCCTTTCGTATGGCAGGGGCTACCGACATCGGAATTGCATACTATATTCGCGATTTCAATGCGGGCCGGAACCGGCGTACCGTGACTAGCCGCGTGCGGCGCTACATCCGCGCGTGTCTCGGCTACGCGGCATAGGGGGGAGTGTCATGGTTACCGCACGGTTCAACTATCCACCGGAGTTTACATCGCTACCCGACCATACCGCTCACGGGGGCCAGATTGTTGAGATTCTTTGCCTCGTACCGAAACATCAGTATGACTTTGAGGGCGAACCGATGTTTCGGATTCGGGCTTGCGACGGATGGGAAGGGGATGCTTGGCTTTCTGAGTTGGACTTTTATGCCGAATTCGAAGATTTTCGGCCATAGCAACTTGGATAGCCATTGGACGGAAATGGAGAATCGAATTATGGCAAAGAAACCGCGTATCCCCGCATTGTGGTGTCCCGTCCTTTGTGAGATTGACGAGTACATTCGCCGCTATGACATTCGGGGTGAACGTTTGAAAGACGCGGCTAGTGACGTGATTGACAGTTGGCTAACTCGTAAAGAAGTTGCGCCAATGTTCCGTCGCCGGTTGCTTGCACTTGTGCCGCTTAATCCGCATGATTGCGATCCGCGTGAAGATCAGACCCTTTGCGGTACGTCATGGACTGTAGATATGACTCCGCGACTCATGTGCGCGCTTTGGCCGGATCGTATTGCGGCATAGGAGGATCAAGTCATGAAAAAGTTCGCTCTGGTATCGGCACAAGGGACGGCGTGCGCCGAAACGGTCCTTTTGGAATCGGAATACACGCCGGAAATGCGTGCTCGAATTGAGGCGCAGATTGACCCGGCCAATTCCGATGCGCCTATTCCCGGTACATGGACCGATGTAACCGATAATGACGCGTTCGCCGATTTGGGAACACATTATGGTTATGCAGTCGGAAAGGAAGGCGAGCCGGGTCCGCGCGGCTGGTTCCCAACGCTTGCGGGTGCTGAGAGCTACGTTGAATTCCTCGCGCAAGGTGATCCGGTGGGCGTCGAGCGGGGAGATTATTACATTGACGGGCCGGATTGTGATTTGCTAGATTGTTTTCCGGGATGGTCGGGACACCCGGACCCAAAAGACCCGGACAATTATTGGATTGACGACGTGACCGGGGAGCGTGTCAACGCACAAACGGGAAAAAGGGACTGAACCATGCGCACGGATGCCAAGATTTATGCCATGATCGGCGAGTTGAGTCAGCACGGCTTAGCTGACCTTCTCACACCGTATCATACCGGGAACTATGTTGCGCCGGACGATGTTGAGCTTTCGCCGGACGATGCAAAGAATATGCAACGGGACCGGTGCTTAGAGGATATGCGCGAACGGACTGCCGAATCGCTTCGTGAAGAGGCTGTAGAGCGTTACGAGGCGGGTGAAATCGCCGGGGGCGACGTGCTCGACTCATGGGATTGGGACCAAGGCTAACCCGTACAGACGATCACCCCTTACATGCAATCAGGAGTTTGAACATGGTCGGCACTAATCGCAACGCTCCATCGAATTCGGACGACCTTATCGACTCGCGGGATGTCATTAAGCGCATCGAGGAATTGGAAGGCTTTCGCGATGACTTGCAACAAGCCATTGATGATGCGAAAAACCGGCTCGCAGACTATGACAATGACGATGAAATAGGGGAAGATGACGTGCGCGAGGCGGAAGCCGCGTTATCCCAAGCTCGCGCCGAGTTGGACGCGTGGCTTCAAGATGATGAAGTCGATGAATTGCGGATACTCCAAGAATTGGCCGATGAAGGCGAGAGTTCGCCCGACTGGACACATGGCGAAACGCTTATCCGCGAGTCCTACTTCGAGGAATATGCGCGTGAGCTTGCTGCGGATATTGGAGACATTGGCTCGAATGCGCGTTGGCCTAACAATCACATTGATTGGGAAGCGGCGACGGCTGAGTTGCTGAATGACTATTTCGAAGTGGACTTTGATGGGGTGACCTACTACATTCGGGGGTAAAAAAGTCTTGACGGCGGCGGCAAAGCGTGCTAGATTGGCGGGGAACGTTAAACGTGTAAAGCGGTCCGGGCGCGGGGCTGGTGAGGGAACCAGCCATGTTTGGACTTCCGCCTGGGGTAACTCGACCTCGGAGCCGTGTTAAACGTGTACAGTGGAGGATGCTATGTAGTTCGCAGCGCGTGCGCGCAATCCAGTTAAAACGGAGAGACAGGATATTGAAAGACTACAGGGGACGGGTATATTGACAGGCCCCCATGACCTAGTGGAAGCCGAAACGGCCCGATAAGGCTTCCATTTCGTACAGGCGATCAGCACTTACAGGCAATCAGGAGTTTGGCAATGAGTAAGTTCGATATCAAGGTCTATCTTCGGCATCGCGACGAACCGATAACGGTTACGCTGGATGTTAGTTTGGGAGTGGCTCGGGAAGATGCCGTAAAAGAAGCGGCGGACTTATTTGCCGAGCTTGTTAGGAAAAACCCCGTTACCGGCTCTACCGAGGCAGAAGTACGTGTGGAGCTTTCATCGGGCACGCGGATGGTGCTTCGTGTTTCAGACATTCAAGCGGTCATGATCGGATAAGGAGTCAGGCGATGATAACTAAAACCGAATATGATTTTTCCGGTGCAGTCGCCGCTTACGGCATATCGTTTATCCATGCGGAAGAGCCGTTCACCGTGAATATCCGCGATATCAACGGGAATATTCAATATCGAGAAGTTGAGGTTCTTGGGTACGGTTCCGGTTTCATCGAGATTAAGGATGATTCGGGGATGACGTGCTTTGTCAACTTTCACGCAGCACTAGCCGTCGAATTCGTGACTTCTAAAAAGCGGGGGCGGTAATGCGCAATCGGAAACTTCTTTACAACGGCCCTCTATCTGAGGATGTTACCGGTTGGATTCTATCGGCTATGGATGATTACGGCTTTGTAATCGAGATTGATAAGACCAAGCTCCATCATCCCGACTTCCTCACTTGGCATAAAAACAATCCGGAATACCCGAGCACTAAAGAGAATTGCATGGGCCAAAAATACACGGTCATGGAACAGCATTATTGTTGGATATCGCGGGACTTTTCGGCTGACGGAAATGTGGTGTTTCTCTTCTTCAAATCGTCCGACGAAAAGGAAGGTTTCTTGACAAATTTTCCGAATTGTGTCATCAGTGCCGAACCGTTTCAAACCGTCATAGGATGATGAAATGCGAGACGTGTGGCGCGAGATTCACGACTGGTATTACCGTAACGGCTTTTTCGAGACGGCCGAGAACATGGACGAAATTAAGAAGGCGTGGCGGCGGTTTCCGGAATCGCTTTTGATCCTCTTGAAGCGGCACGCGCCGTGAGCAGGTTCACCATACTGAAACCAGTCGAACGCTTACAGCGCATCGCGCAAATTATTGAAGCCGTCGATCACCGTTGTTTGGAGGCGGACGGTCCCGTGACACCGACATTACAAGAAATGACTCAGGATGAAATAAGCCGCGTCTATGCGCTGGCAACAGGACATTGGGAATCATGGAAACCGAAAGGACGGTAGGGGGCAGGATATGAGCGGGCTGGAACGCTTTCTAGACGATTTTTGGGCATGGCGGCAACGCAATGTGTGGTGCCGCATAGGTTATCATGATTGGGGCTTTGGCTCTAGCCCCAGATACGGGCATTGTCCAACAGTTTGTAAACACTGTGGAAAGACGGGCGGGCTGACATGAACCATTATCGCAGCGAATTCACTCAACGCCAGCTAGTTCAGCAATTCTGCCTCTGCATGATTTCGGCAGTTGTCCTGGGAGTTCTCGTCGGGGTAGTGCTGGCAATCGCGGTAGGGGGCGGGATATGAGCGGCGAACATGGCGAGTTGAAAGACCACGAAGTTCACCGGCATCGTTTTATCCTCGCGGTCGGTACACTCAGCCATGGTTTCATATTCTACGGCCCCTTTGACACGTCTGAAAAAGCGGAGACCTGGGGCGGTAGGCACATTCGAAATCCTCTTGAATGGACTGTACAACCTATTGGTGAGGTTCGGGATGTCTAAACCGCTCGGCCGTATTCAATATGAAGTCCTGCGCTGCCTTGTGGCACATGAGCGCGAGGCGAACCGGTATCCGGGCTCTGTGGCCGGACAGTGGACTCGCGGGTGCGGCTGGCATTGGGATACGCCAAGCAACACGGAACGGATGTTTGAATCTCTCGCTCGGCGCGGCCTTGTAGACCGACATGAAGAGAAATTCAAAAGCGGAATATCGCGGGTGACATTTACCCTCAATGAAACCGGGCGAGAAATTTACCGGTGGGAAAAGTTACTGCGAGATACCGCACGCCAGATCGCCATGGATTCAAAATGAGTGATTTTTTCGACTTGCTTCAGTGTGTAGAATGTGGTACATGGTTCAGTCTGTTTGGACCCCGTACCGACAAGTGCCGGGTGTGTATCGGAGACGAACAGCTTGCTTTCTATCAGTCCTTACAAGCGATCAGCCCTTACAGGCGATCAGCCCTTCGATGTCACGGAGCCATAACGGGCCGTCTATCTAAATACCGTGGGCACAAAATGGATACCGAAGTATGAAGTTGGTCCTTCGTTTAGCCGGATTTCTTGCGCTGGTCGCGGCGGTATGGGCTGTGTGGATAGCCATGATCTATTACGGCACAGAAGCCTTTGGTGCGGAACGCCGTTCGTATCAAGTCTATAAGTTCCGGGATAATCACGGCATTAGCCAGGGCACTATCGAGCGTAGGCCGAACGGTGAAGTTGTGATCAAAGACCGATGGAGGCGGCGGCAGGGCACCATAACGACGGACGGCCTCGGTCGGTCCACTCTTCGGGATAACTGGCGAATCAAACGTGGAGAGATAAAATAATGACGACAGCGGATTTTATTGGGCGCGGCTGCACTATCGTAGCCATTGTGCTCGGTTTGTATTTATTGTTCAAAGAGATACTGCCATGACCGTGTTCAAGAACGATCTGCTGCGGGCGGCAGTGAAGCGTGCCGACGTGGCAGAACGGCATCTGAAGTCTGTGCGTGTGGTGCTAGTCACGCGAGAGGCAGAAATTGCAATTCTAAAAGCGAATATTCCGAACGCAACGCTAAAGCATGATGCCGTTGTGGCGGGAAACCTTATCGAATGCTGGCGCGAGCGGGCCGAATGCGCCGAGGCGGAATTTGCCGAACTCAAGAAAGCCCTAACCGATTATCTCGGCGAGTACGATGCGCCAGTGCCCGATTACGGGTTGCGCAATTTGTATCGCAACAAGCTACGCACATTCGCCGCCCCGCCACAGGAGGATGACCCGAAGTGAGGAACCGTGTACAGTCAGTCGTCCCGGAGGGGGTCAGCGGCCCGTGGCGCGTCGAGCGGTTCACGGTGACTGAGGAAGAGTTGGTCATCTTCAATCTTCGCGCGGCGTTTCATCCCGGTGGTCGGAATTTAGACCCAGGCACTTATACGCGCTTGACTCGGAATGGCGCAGTCATCATGACCGATACTCCGGCGGAAATCCGGGATCATATATGGTTTGTCAATCGGGCTTGGGGGCACGTTCTCATCAACGGGCTCGGGCTTGGGGTTTGCCTTCAAATGGTCTTGGAGAAGCCCGAAGTCGAGCGGGTGACGGTTATCGAGAAGTCCGAGGATGTAATCGTTCTCGTTGCGCCGTCTTTCTCCAAAGATAACCGCGTTCAGATTATTCTAGCGGATGCTTTCGAATATCAGCCGCCCAAGGGCGTGCGCTACGGTGCGGTCTGGCATGACATTTGGGATACTATCTGCGGCGACAATCTCCCGTCGATGCACCGGCTGCACCGGAAGTACGGGCGGCGTACCGAGTGGCAGAATTCTTGGTGTCGGGAACTTTGCGAGCGGAGTCGGTAATGGACGCGTTTTTTATAATCGGAAAACGATTCAAAGCGTGGGACGGACGTGTCTATTCATGTTTAAGCTATGATCCAAGTGTCGGTTTTTGGATGATGGCAGAGGGTGACCCGCCGCGTCAAACGTGTGTGTCCGAACGTGCTATCGGTCGGACCTTTCATATGATTGAGGATATCTATGGCTAAGCGTTACCAAGTCACTGCTTGCTGAATTTGATAAGTCCTTTCGGAGGCGGTAATGGACTTCGAAAAACCGAGATTGTGTAAATGCGGCAACCCGGCGGGCGACATGCACTCATGTCCGTATGCAAGCGATATCAATGATGACGATGATCCAGAATATTGCAATTGTTGCGAGGATTGTACCCTGCAATGTGTGGAGGAAATTTGAACCATGACCTGGGATAGCGAGAATTTGACGACGGCGGCGCAGAAATGCCTCGGGTTCGGCCTGTCTGCACAAGATGTATATCGCCATGCCAGCGATCAGGAGTCGTCGGGACTTTCCGTAAGCGCGTCTTACACTCGCGCCGTGGCGGCGATTATGGAGGGACTGCCCAATGCTTGACCCGATTCTCTATATCCTCATGCGTACTGACTTGGCTTCTCTCAATCCGGGGAAGGCCATGGCGCAAGCTGCACATGCCCAGGCGGCTTTCTCAAAGAAGATAGTCCAGAAGTACGGCGGCGCGGGGTTCCTTGGCGGAGAATGGTGCCGGGAAACCGAGCAGGGCTTTGGAACGACTATCGTACTCGCGATCCCGAGCGAGGCTGACCTTTTAAAGGTAGTGGATGAGGCACGGTACGTTCAAATTCCGGGAACGCGTAAGTTCGTCTCGGCAGAAGTAATTTTCGATCCGAGCTATCCGGTGCAAGACGGGAGGGTTGTTCATTTTCTTCACATGGCGACATGTGGGTATGTGTTCGGTCCCCGGCAGGTTCTCGCGCCGATTCTCGCCGATTACCCATTGCATCCGTAGGAGGTCAAGATGCCCAGGGGTTGGACGATGTTCTGGACTTGCGCTTTCTTCGTGATGTTCATTGCGTGGGTATCTTGCAATGTGCGTCATGCCGTGGGCGCAGAGTTCACGCCGTTAACTCATACCGAGCCCATCGTTCGGATGGTGTTGCAAGAGGCGGCAAACGAGTCGTTGCGAGGGCAAGCCGCCGTCGCGGGTGTCGCACTTGATCGTATGTCGGATAGCCGCTGGCCGGAAACGGAACACGCTGTCATTTACCAGTCGCGGCAGTTTACGGGTATGGGGCTGCGACTTAGGGACTACTCGCAGACTCAAATCACGCAAGCCCGGCTTGCCGTCGATCTTGCGCGTACAGGCTATCGGCCCTGCGGTCGGGTGCTGTGGTATCACGCTGAATATATTACACCTGATTGGTCCTTCAATCTGAAGAAGCACTGCCAAATCGGCCTGCATATATTCTATGGAGATTAGGGTTGGAACTCGTACTAACGATCACCGGTTGGTTGGCCGTGGCAGCAGTCATGGCGCAAATCTACTTAATGAGCGACAAGAAATACGTCGCGGGTTGGTGGTTTTGTATAGGGGCTTGTATATTATGGGCCGCTGTTGCAATTAATGACGGCTCGTATTCCTGGCTCGCTCAGCAAGTGGTTCTTTTCATATTGTCGATCAGGGGTCTTTGGAAACTCAGGAGGAAGTAATGACCGATAAGATGAGCACTGACCGCGTGAAGTTTTATATTCCGTCATCCTATTGGTATCAAATGGAGCCAAATGGAAGGCGTACTCATAATAGAGAGGCTTCTAAAGTGGTCGCTCTTCTCCATGATGCTTTTGGAATAACAGAAAAGGAGTTTCTGGCTTTGACTAGCGGCGTATGGACAGGAATTACGATTATCTGCCGTCCGTCTCAGTTTGCGCGATTTCTTATTTACCGCAACGAGCGCGGAATTCCCAATGGGTTCAAGGAACTTCAGCCGAAACTTATCGGGGGCGAGGACTCGGAAGATGTTTATACTCTACTCGCTAAACGGGCGGGGTTGTCGCGGGAAGATGCCAAAAAAGCGGCGTATGCTCTCGGTTACGGCGCTAATGATCGCGATGCGCTTTGGAACCGATTGACCAATATACTGGAAGGTCAGGGTCGGGTTCTCGAAGTTTGGAATCGTCCACGGACGAAGTAAAATTCTTCTTGACTACGTGGGCAACATATGCTACCAATCAGCCTAACTTGATTCAAAGATGGAGGTACGAATGACGCGTCGCTATGAATTTCGGGAAGGAACTCGGCTTCCAAAGGCAGTAGACCCGAATAAGGTCGGACCGGTTCTTGATCAACTGGAACAAAAGCAGGCTTTGACCGCAGAAAATGTCGTTAAAGAAGCTTCTGATCCGAAGTCGCCGATGCACTTGGCCTTTACGTGGGACGATACTGCGGCGGCTCGGGCGCATCGGCTAGACCAAGCGCGGTATTTGATCGGTTCTATCCGGGTCGTGGTGAAAATGACACCGCATCAACCGAAGAATGAGACGATCAAAGGCTTCGTTCATGTTCCTCCAAAGAACCATAAATACGGCTCGTCCGGAACCTATGCCAGCCCGGCGACGCTGATAAAGGATTCGGATAAATTTGCACGGGCTCTCGATAGTGCTCAGCATCGGCTTAACGGGGCTCAGCTTGCAGTACGTGAACTTTTGTCTATTTCAAGTAAAGCCGTTCGCCCTGTCGTTGCGGCGGCGGATGACCATATTACTAAAGCCCATGAAGAGTTGAACCGGTTACGGTAACGTAGCTTCTGTTGTGGCGATGCGTGCAGCCATTTCAATTGCACGCGCTTGAAAGGAGATATTAATATGGCGAAGGCGAAAGTTGCCGAAACGAAGGCCATTGAGGCAAGTATCCCGGCGGTTAAAGAGAACCGGCTTACGCTGACAATCGAGAGCCGGTCTAGCCTGATTCAGCATAAGTGGGCTGAGAAGGCTAAGGAGCAGATGCGGGCTAAGCACGCAGGACGAAAGACGAAAGAGCGGGATATCCGCGATCCCAAGGCCGAATTCGAATCGGCCATGTATCGTACCGAAGACGGTCGGCACGGAGTTCCGGTCCTGGCTCTGAAAGCTGCGATAATTGGAGCCGCACACAAGGATTTGGGTGTCGAAAAGACTCTGGTTCGGAAGGCGTTGTTTCTTCCCTGTGACGACGCTAACGGTGTACTTCCGATGATTTGTGATAAGCCCGTGATGCGCGAAGATTATGTTCGTGTTGGTCAGGGTTCAACCGATCTTCGTTATCGTCCGGAATTTCCCAAGTGGAGCGTCACGTTTGACCTCGAATATGACGCGGATTTGCTCACAGTCAATGACATCGCAAATCTTATCAACCGGGCTGGGTTCGGAGTCGGTTTATGTGAATGGCGTCCGGAGAGGGGTGGTGAATACGGTCGGTTCCGGCTGGCATCCACTCCGGCGTAACTCTTTTTTGATACGAGGCGTGGCGAGGCTCGGCAAGGCGCGGCAAGGTCGGGCTTGGTCGGGCGAGGCAGGGCAGGCATGGTCGGGTGAGGCTCGGCGCGGCAGGGCAGGCGGGGTCCGGCTCGGCAAGGCGGGGCAAGGTGTGGCCGGGCGCGGCATGGTCGGGCGAGGCATGGTCGGGCGAGGCAGGGCAGGCATGGCGTGGCAGGCAAGGTCCGGCGAGGCAAGGCAGGGCGGGGCGTGGCTCGGCGTGGCATGGTTTATATAAACATTGACTTTTACGGCAAAACGGGATATGGTGCTGCGAAATGGTAACTTTCGAGTACAAGGTTCTCCACGCTTCCGGCACCGATCTTGAAGCCTTGCTCAATGAGCTTGGTCGCGAGGGATGGCGGCTACACACCTGCGAACCGTTCTTCATCCACGAAACGATACAGCACCCCGAAGTTCAACAGGTGCAACACGTCGTAACCGTCGATTATGCAGTAGTGCTAGATCGGGCTCATCAACTGCCCGAACCCGCATCAGCTTCCCCGAATGTGATCGACCGTCCGGAGGCTATCGCGTGCAAGCCTTAGATGCCCGGCAGGACGTACAGCCCATCGGAAGATGTTCCCGAGCGGGTTGCGCGGGCCTTCTCGCTCATCAGCGAGCCCCGGTCACCCGAAGAGCTTCTATGGCGAGAAGTATGCTTGCGTGCGGCACTCGACGCCATAGGGCAGACGGGTATGTCCGAGATAGCGGCGCATTTTCGGATTATTCGGGAAGCCCGCATGTGGTTTAAATTTGACTCCATGGCACAAACCGTGTATGACCTTGGGGGAGTCGATTTTCAGGCGGTGAAAGAAGCCGTGCTGGCAGTTAAACCCCCATACTAGGAGTCGCACCGATGCAAGTCTGGATCACGAAATACGCCTTGACGAAAGGAATTTTCACGGCTGACGTGGAGATTTGTGCCGACGTTAACCCGGATATGGTGAAAGTTGTCGAAAGTCAGGACCAGGACAATGTGTACTATCACGGAGATGTGTACTATCACGGAGAAGATAAAGACTGGCACAGGTCTTATCTGAGTGCGGCGCGCCGGGCTGTAACGATGAGAGATGCTAAGATTGAATCTTTGCAAAAGCAAATAATCAAATTGAAGAGGATGGAGTTTCCGAATGGCTAAACCTAAAATCCATAAGGTTCCGGCGGAAGCTATCGGCTATGCCAAGAATTGGGTCTCGATAGTCGAAGCTGCTACAGAAGCTAATATCAAACTTGCTGAAGATTTTAAGGCACGGCAGGGATTAATCCAGGACACTTTGAGGCTCGAATTGAGGGCGGTTTGGAGGCAACTTGCAATTGCGTGTGATTTACCTCCGGAAGAGACGTGGGACAATCCTCAGTGGGGCCTCGATTTGTCTTATATAGAATTCGGTGACGCGTTTATTATCGAGCGTGAGCCTCCGCAAAATCCACTAGCCGCTTTATTTGGCAGTGAGCCAGAGGATGCGACGGTTAAACCCGAACCGAAGTTAGACCGCAACAAGATGAATTGATGTCTGAGTTTCCGGAACTATTCGATGTTGTTGCTCGCGATCCGAGCACAAACGAAATCTTAGTGCGGGGTACATCTATTATCAAAGAACGGTTGGACGCTATTAAAACAGATTTTGATGATCGGTTCCCCGGTGCAGACATTAGCGAGGTAACGCATGAGCCGGATTTACTCGATATCCCCACCTTTCTTCGGCGGGCCTGAACGGATTTCAAAAGAAATACATGTGGAGATTTCTGAGTGGCTTATTCGTCTTGTCCACGCTAAACGGATAACAACGCATGAAATTCGCAGCATTGTGAACTTATACGGGGTGACAAAAATAGCCAATCTTCCTACGTTCGCTGCCGTAGAATTTGTTCGTGAAATTCAATCAGCAGCAAAGGCGAAGCATGTCGAAGCGTGACGATCCCGCTCTATACGAATCTGGTTTCGACCGGATCGCCAAAGACCGCTACTGGACGCACCCGTGGCTTGTCAGTGCATTGCTGGAACTTGTCGATATTCCGGGTCCAATTTGGGAGCCCGCCGCTGGCCGGGGGGATATGGTCAGGGCACTTCAAGATTTCGGGCATGAAGTAATTGCATCCGATCTTGACTTGTCTGAATTCGACACTGGAATGTGCTCTTGGTTTGGGCCGGTCAGTTTTCTGGAAGCATCCTGCCCACAAGCTCGGGCTATAGTTACGAACCCGCCGTATGATCAGCCGAAAGGAATCGCCGATAAGTTTGTGCGCCATGCGCTTGACTTACTAGCAATCGGGGATATCGACTTTGTAGCGATGTTAATGCGAGCGGAGTTTTGTCGTGGCAAGCGCCGGATAGATATGTTTGGAGAGTGCCCGTTCTATCACGGCGAGATTGTTTTGACGACGCGGCCTTTATGGGATTGGTGGTTTCGGGATCAGCCCGAGGCTAGCCCCCGGCATAATTTTTCGTGGTTCATCTGGTGCGCAAATCAAGCAGGACCGCCTACTCAAATGTTTCATTACAGGAAAAAGAAGTGACGGCACGCTGGCTTCCTGCGATAGCGGTTTTAGCGGCGGCTCGGGCGACGCTGCACACTATGGATGCAGTGAATTCACAACGCACCTTCTTTGGACTTCCGACTCAAGAATCTGTGCAACAGCGATTTGCGGAAAAGCTGCGGCAGCAATCCGAGGATGCTTTGACGATGCTTTCGACCGCTACGGTGCGAATCGAAGAGCATGAATTTTGGGCCATTCGAGACCAATATGGGCGTGAGCCATGTTTGAAATGATTACAGGCATTCTTAGTTATGTTCTATTTGGAATGGCTATCGTAGAAATTGGGGCTAAAGGTTTTGAGGACTCCGGCCGTAAGATGACCTTACTTTTTTATGTTGCCGCAGTCATCCTATGGCCCGTCATTTTTTACGGAGCCATCAAATACTGGTGGAGGAACAGGTAATGACGAAAGCCTTTCTGCCTTCGCAGATTGTTCCGGGGGCTCATCTGATAACTGACGCGCTTGGCGTACCCTTGAAAGATCGCAAGGGTCGGGTTATATGGGAGATGCCTAAGCCCTCTAAGTACGTGCGGCATTTTCTCAATGCGGGAATGCGGTCTAAATTCGAAAAAGTTCGCCGGGCACTGGCCGTGCTGATTGAAAACGGATCGGTCAAGCCTTCGGATGCAAACAAGCAGCTTGAAGATATGCTGCGCAAGGTGACGAAAATGGTTCCCATTTATCGTGGTATCCCAGCACGGATTGCGCACGATATTCGGCATGTTCGGAGGATACAGGGATGAAGTTCAAGAAGCCTAGGGCGATTATGATTGCCGAAACGACAACGCTATTGGAAAACATTTGTGTAATGCTCGATGAGATTGGCGCAACAGAGTACATCCCTGACGGGCCAACCGATACTGAAGAGCTTATCGAGATAGCGGGGCGGCTGTGTTATCGCAGCTTCGCGCCTAACCTGAATCCGAATGTCAAAAAGATTCGGGAAGGGAACCGGGAATATCTTGGAAACATTTTGAAGCAACATCATGGTTCGGTTCTAGAGCACGCGTCAGTGACATTTGCGTTTCTCAATGTCAGTCGTGTGTTCACGCATGAGATCGTGCGGCACCGTGCGGGTACGGCATTCTCGCAAGAGAGTCTACGGTATGTCCGGCTGACCGATCTCGGCGCGTATGAGCCTGACGTTTTTGATGACGAAGATAAAGCTGTTCTGATCGGCGTGTTCGAACACGTAGAAGCGGTTCAGAAGATGCTTGCCGATAAGCACGGACTCGATACGGAAAATAGCTTTTCAAAAAAGAAACTTCTTACAAGCGCGTTTCGCCGGATGGCTCCGCTTGGGCTAACGACAAATATCATTGTCACGGCCAATCATCGGGCGTGGCGGCATATGATTGCAATGCGGGCTAGTGCGGGTGCGGAAGAAGAGATTCGGAAGGTGTTTTTGGACGTAGCGACTAAGCTGAAAAAGCGTTTCCCAAATCTTTATCAGGATATGATTTTCGAGCTAGATGCCGATGGCAACGAGACCGGGGTCGTCTGGTTTGAACATGAGAAGGTGTGACGATGGCTGATCGGGATATTTCAAAATTTGCGGGTGAAAACTATAAGTCGAATAAAGACCTCGGTATTCAATCCTTGGTGACGGTCGATCTATTCAAGCGCCCGAATGGAACGTTCTTCATGCGCGTCAGTCTGCGGTCCGATGTCAAGCGGACGAATATCAGCCGCTATGAAATAGACCTGGACAGGCACACGAATGAGAGTGACTTTCTCCGGGAAGTAGAGATTGCGGGCGGTGCGCTCGCCGGGCACCAAAGTACGCTCTACGGCGATCAGCATGACCCGAGCGAATGTGCAAAAGCTGCACGGGAAGCTGCGCGGGAAATTTTACGCGGCGACTAGCGTAAGAAAAGTGCCACAGGGGCAATCCGCATATCTTCAGCCCGGCGCTCAACCATCCCGATATCTGATTTAATTTCGGGCATGGAAGTATTCCAATCCTCATCCCATTCCCCGGTATAATCTTTATACCAAGAGACGCTAGTCTCGCCCTTCAACCACCACGCGAGGGCGCATTTTGCGTCTTGTTCCCGCTTGAATAGTCGAGGCGGGATTTGGTCGGGAGAACAAGGCTCGTCACTTGTATATCCATGGCGCTTACGGCTTGATTGCGGCATACTATAGCCGGTCGGTATGTGTATGATAATGAAGTAAGTTTCAAGGTTAATCATTAGGGCCTCTGTGGGTCAGTTGATTTGAGGGGTTTAAGTTCAAACTGCTTGGTTAAAGGCGACATAGATAGCTGTATGAAATCATCAAATAATATCGGTTTGAACCCTGGTGGAAAGATAGAATCCAGTGCTTTGCGGATAACAGATTGCGAAGTGAAGTTTTGAATATTCGCTTCCTCCGCTTTCTGGCCGTAGTCGATAAGGAATGATTCGTCTTTACACAATTTTTCTAGTACCTCGCTGACTTGAGTTTTATTAAACCGCTTAAGCCGGATTTCATCCGGTTTCCGGGCATTATTCCTCTCAAAAAGACCCCGGATAAGCCACGCCCATCCCAAGCGGGTAGCTTCACGCTGTTCTGAGTTTTCGTCGCCGGTTCCCTTCCACTTTCTAGGAACAATACCGGTTTGAGGTTTACCGAAAGAATCTAGCTCTTCTAATTCGACCGTATCGAATTGGAAGCCGCAGTAGCTTCCGCTCTTGGCACCTTTCACCCGGTCAACAGTGAGTTTGCGACCGTCCGCTTCTTCTTCCATATTCCAGATAGCGACAGACGTATTCTCGGTAACCGCAGAGCCGTGAATAGTTGTTAGATTATGTTTTGGCGGATGGAATGCCCCGATGAGTGGACCGTTGAGACTTTTTGCGAGAGCTTCTGCATGGTGAACGCAGAGTTGCATGTCGGCATCGTCATTTTGTTTTGCTTGACTCGAAGCGCGTTGCCACGTATCCAGAAAAACGATAGCCGGACGGCCCCTTACTTTATCGACAAGTTTCCGCGCCCACCGCTCGACATCTTTAGCGTCCATCAAATTCATGATTTTATCGGATATGATCATCCGGTCTTTGGGAACTTCCCGGTTATGGTTTTTCATCCACGCGATGAGGTTCAATTCAAGACCCTCGTCATCTTCACCACAAAGATAGATTGCGACACACTCCCGCTTCATCGGAAGATCGTACCAGTCCATATCGCAAGCCAAGCGACATGCAATGTCCGTCATGATGGCCGACTTACCCACGCCACGCCGGGCTAGGAGGGCCGTGAAGCCGCGATCCGGTAGCCATCCGGGGATGATGAAGTCGCGCCGCTTTCCCCGTTTCGTAAAAGCGTCTGCATTAAATAGATGTTCGTCGAGATCGTCTTTTATAATTCCGGTTTCGATGGCTTCCGTAAGCTCGACATCTCCCATGAGCCTTTCGTACATACCCATGAAATCGGCTTTAGTGCCCGGCTGGTTCTGCGCGTATCGGTATGAGTGTTCGATAACATCGCAGAGTTCGTCCAACGGCCATGGGGGCGAGCACCGTTCATTCCATCCTGTAGCAAAGATGAGATCGACGGCTTTAGCCTCACTGATTCCGAAGTCGCGAAGAAACGCGGCTGTGTCATACGTCCACTGATTGCCGTTACGGCCTTGAACAGCCGGAGCCCGCTCTTTAAGGAACTTTTCGGCCTTCTCGATATTCTCCTGCATATCCCATGGAATGAGCGGGCTGTCTGCATTAGGGTCGCGGTCGCGTTTTTCGCGGAGATAACCGTCAAGCCAAGCGGGTGTTAGTTGAAAATTTTCGGTGAACTTATCGACTGTGTACGGTCCCGGCGTATCGGTGATTTTACATTTTCCGGCGATGAGTTCGCTGGCAGGGCCGACGACATATCCATGCGCGCCACGAATATCGATTCCAGATGATGCCGGGAAAGCGTGGGCATTTCCGACAACACGCGACGTTTTAAGGTAAAGATGGCGACCGCCGCTAGGAGAAGAGACAATGAAGGTATCACTGACATCGCCATTCTCGATTTCGAGATCGGCAAAAAAGAGCCGTCCGTCTTTTCCTTCATGTGGCTTGTTGTCAAGGTCAATGATGACATGATGATCGCCGGGGCACACCCCGTAGTTCATTGTCGGGTCTTCGGAGAACCACGCGCGGATTATCTCAGGGTCGGTCGTGCTGGTGCGAAGCCAGCCGAAGCCGCGCTTGGGATTTTTGGAGCCTGGGTTGAGTTGCAGAATCCGGAAACCGCGTTCCGCAAGCCAAAGCGCCCACTCCAACTTAGAGTCGGGTGCGGACACTTATCAATCCCACTTGGCGTAATGTTCAGTCAAAAGGTCGCGCCGAGAGAACCGCACGATACCACCGCGCTTATAAGCTACCTTGTAATGCCGATACCGGAATGTCCGACCGGGAATTCCAAGTTCTTCGGCGGCTTGCGTTTGTGTGATAAGTTGGTCGGTTCCGTCAAGAGCCCATCTTAGATACCGAGGCGGTCCGTTAAACGCGCGAGCTACTTCGTCGATGTTAAGCCGCACATGATAACCTTCAACCCAATAGGCAGCGGGGTTATTCTCGACAGCCCTTAAAATTGTCCTAGGATGGACCTGTAAGGCATCGGCTAGATTTTCAAGGTCTTCTTTTATGTATGGTACTGCCATCGTATACTCCACTCAGTTAGAACGATGATACTGCTTATTGCCCGCGCTGTCAAGAGGTTTTTCCAAACCTTCCGAAAATTTTTTCGCTTGACGGATTTTGCCGGGTTTGCTAAAAGGGGGCCAGAAATTGGAGGCACCGTATGCGAACCGACTTTGAAGCTAAGGTCTATGCCGAAATCAACGCCGCGCTCTTGTGGCCGGACGACAATGAAACCGTGGAAGTCGAGTTCACCATCGGTCTGGAATGCACCGTGCCCTATCAGCCGAGCTATTTCAATCCGATCTATGGCGGGGAGCCCGCATCCGGCCCCGAGTTCGAATTCACATACATATCATATGAGACCCCCGAAGGCAAGTCTGTTAATCTTACGTGGCTTGAGTGGGAAGCTCTCGTAGGGGAAGACGGTGCGAGGAAGCTGTGGGAAGACGCCTGGGTTCAGGCCGTCGAATCAGGAGAATTTTGATGCCAAGAATGTGGGCAGAATTCGTTGTTATTTACTCTGTCCTTGGAGTTTTAATGTGGCTTGCTATCGCGGGCGCATTGTGGCTTGCGAGCGAGTCCTGTGCGATTCAGGCAACCAAAATCGACCGGCCGTATACGTGGGGCGTTCTATCCGGTTGCATGATCGAGGCAAAGCCCGGTCAATGGATTCCCCTTAAAAATTATCGTGTGATTGGAGATAAATGATGTTCAGCATTCTTGATACTCCTACGGTTACGACTCTCGCGCAGGTTCGCGATGCTCTCGTAAACGATTCTTTGAGTCTAGAAGATTTCGAGCGTTGGTTTTTTGGGTATCTCAGGGAAGCAGAAAGGGAGAAAAATAATGCGTCCCGCTGACGCTACATTGTTTGACGATCCGGAATTCGAAGAGGTTCACGCGGCCGAAGAGCTTATGACTGAAGATGGTCGGCTCGCCACGGCCCCGGATTTGTATGCTCTTGACGACATCGAAGTCGATGACGAGGATACCCGGCTTGACGCCATCTTGAAGTCCTTCGGGTTGTAGAAATCTCTTGACTTCGATGGCAACTTAGTGTAGGGTGTGTATCCTTCCTCGTGTTAGAGAGGCAGCGGGGGATGGCGGGCCACTTAGCGGTACAGCGACTTGGCGACGGTCAAGGCTAGAAAAACCATCGGGCGACGGCTCAACTCGTGAGGTTCCTGCTGCCTCTCTAAACACTGAATGAGATAGGACTATGGACGCAATTATCTTCGACATTGATGGTACGCTCGCGGACGTTTCGCATCGTCGGCATCTTATCGCCGGGGGTAAGCGGAATTGGGACGCGTTTTTCGCTGCTATGGACAAGGATACTCCTACCGACGTTGTGTGGCTGGCGGATATGCTCGGTAAAATGTGTTTCGAGCGGGGTGAATTTGAGATTTTTCTCTGTTCCGGGCGTCCAGAAAAATACCGCGAGATAACTGAAATATGGCTATCTTCTCATATTCCATACCTGGGGGCACTTCGCTCTGGATATCTTATTATGCGTGCTGACGGCGATTACCGTCCGGACGTGGAAGTGAAGCGGGAGATGCTGCGCGGCATCCAGGGCCAAGGCTATGATGTTCGGCTTGTCGTGGACGACCGTCCGAGTGTTATCGAAATGTGGAAGGCCGAAGGTTTGACTGTTCTCGAAGTGGACTCGGGCGAGTGGGAAGGTACGCCGAATGTGGAACCGGGCCATCTGACGATGATGGTTGGCCCTTCTGGTGCGGGTAAGTCTCATTTTATTCGGAACACATTCGGCGCGACTGTCGTTGTGTCGAGTGACGGACTGAGGGCTGAGATTACTGGTGATCTTCGGGACCAATCGAAGAACGATCAGGTTTTCGCAGCGTTACACGCTATCGTCAAGGCTCGCATTACGAACGGTTTGGATACGGTGGTCGATGCAACCAATCTCCGGTCGAAGGATCGTCGGGCAATTCGCGACCTTGTTCCGCAGAACACAAAAATTTCGTACATCGTTATCGACCGGCCGCTTGAAGAGAAACTTCGTGATGCCGGTTGGCGTACAGAAGTTCGGATTCCTACGAAGGACGGCGGCGCAATCGGTTTGATTGAAAAGCATCACCAGTCTTTCCAATCCGCAGCGAAGGAAATCCTTGCAGGTGATCACGACCCGCGCGTAAGGGTTCATAATTTCATCAAATTCGGCTCGGGAAATATGGGAGGCACGCTATGAAAGAACTCATCTTGGCTTGTCTTTCCCTAGTTCTTGCCTTATTTCTCGGACCGCTTATCGGGATTCTTACGGGCGCGTTTGTGGGATGGGTTGTCGGCTGGTTTTTCAGTGAAACCATCTTGGGAATTCTCTATTTCCTTGGGATTGCCGGATTCAGTATGTGGCAAGTGGGGGCTTTCTTGGGGTTTGTTGGGAGTTTCTTTCGGACTTATTCGAATAAGTGAAGATAAGTCGTGCTAACTCATGCGTTCAGTAGGCCGGGTGATAAGGATAGGAAAGTCGCTATCTGGTGTGAGCCATTAGCTATTCATATCCATCCTGAAACTCATGAAGAAGTTTATGGATATTGGGTTATCAACGGACACTGGATTTATCGTCCAGAAATTGACGGCGGAGAACTACTTTGGTCGGGTGTAGCTCCGTTCTCGCATCACGACCGCCATTATAATGATGCCATAACTTGGATTCAGGAACAAGTTGATGCTCCACCTTACTAACATTCGCCAGTTGCTTCCTGCCATCGAAGGGAAGCCGGAGTTCATTGTGATCGACCGTGGCGATTACAAGGTGATTGACTACGTGTATCAAACGGCGGATACGTTCAACACGCCGGAAGCTATGGAATGCCGGGGTATTAAGTTTGACCGCGATGGCTTGTTAATTGCGCGCCCGTTCCGTAAGTTCTTCAATTACGGCGAGCAAGGAACGCATCTTCCGATTGAGCGTCCGCATGTTGTCATGGAAAAGCTCGACGGCTCCATGATACACCCGGCAGTTGTGAATGGTTTGCTTGTGCTCATGACTCGTAAGGGTATGACGGACGTTTCAAAGAAAGCCAGTGAGCGGTTCTTATGGCAGCCGAATTACAGTCGCTTCATGCTCGAAATGATTCACGCGGGCTGGACTCCAATCTTCGAATATATCGGTCCGGAAAATCGGGTTGTTCTTCGGTACAATAAATCCGAGCTTGTGCTCTTGGCAATCCGGCACATGTATACCGGAGGGCTTTTAGCGCATGGAGAGGTTTGTGCTGAGGCTAAGCCCTACGAAATTCCGGTGGTGGGGGCTCTCGATTCTGGCATCATTGACCTTGATCAGTTTATTGCCCAAACTCGTGCAATGGAAAATGCAGAGGGTTTTGTCGTGCAATTTTACGACGGCCACATGGTTAAGGTGAAAGCCGAAGACTATGTGTTGAAGCATCGTGCGCTTGACGACATGGGTTCGAAAAAGAAAGTAGTGGCTCTGTGTTGTCAGGGTTTTTCAGATGATGTACTTCCGATCTTGAGTGAACCCGACCGGGACGAGTTGTTAGAATTCAACCATCAGGTACAGCATCAAGTCAATCTCATCTGTTTCGAAATCTCTACTCAAAAACTTCGGGTAGAAGCCGAGGGTTACACTCGGAAAGAAGCGGCAGAACTAATTGCGCCAAGATTCGGCTCCTTCACGCCTGCTTTCTTCAAGGCGCTTGACGGCGATGATCCCCGTAAACATGTGCTCAGGATTATCGAAAGGAAACCCGAGTTGATTGAAGCCCCCTGGCGGGGCCAATGAAGGAGAATGCGATGAAGAAGTTGCTTTCGTTTGTGCTCGCCGCATTGTTTCTTGCGGTGTCTACCCCGGCGATGGCCGGGAATATTCAGGGACCGAATTTTGGCCATCACTATAAGCCGAAGTTCCATCACTACAAGCCGAAATATCATCACAAGCCAAAGTACGATAAGCCCGAGGTTCGGATTGTCGCGCCCGTGCGTGTGGAAAATCTCGGCTGTATCCTGCCGCGTGTTCAGAACAACGTCAACTGCTACCTCAGTAATCACACCCGGTTCGACGGGGGCACCTTTGCCCTGTCCGATTTGGACCTGACCAGTGTGGTGAATGTGGATGGCTTGATAGATTCCAAGTTCTAAACGGCCACGCACGACAAGAAAAATGTTGACCGGGGGGCCGGACTGTGATATAAGTCCGGCCACTCCCACCTAAATGGAGACGATAATGGATATGAAAGTTAACCCCGGCCACGCCGGAGAGCGTCTAGTTGATGACGTTGCCCCGTCGAGCCGCGACAATGCCGAAATGGAATCTCTTTATGGCGTAGTCCATACGGCTGAAATCGGTATCGACATGCTCGCCACTGGCCTTGATAGGCACTTTGTAGGTGCCGTAAACTTCATGATGGACGTGAGTGATGCTATTCGTCGTGCGCATGGTTTTGTGGACGGAAGTTTTGCTGAGCGCATTGCACTCATCCATAGTGAACTTTCCGAAGCTTTGGAGGCTGACCGGAAAGAAGATGCACCCGATAAGCATTGTCCTGAATACAACGCGCGGACGGTGGAGCTTGCTGACGCGGTAATTCGTATTTTCGATACCGCTAAGGCTCACGGGCTGCCCTTGGCAGAAGCTATCATTGCGAAGACCCGGTACAACCACAACCGGCCCTACAAGCACGGCGGAAAGAAATACTGATGATCCTAAGCGCACAATCCATACGGCATATGCGCATCATAACGCCGTTCTCTGAGCGTACTATCATTCGCGGTATGAGCTACGGGCTTAGCTCGTCCGGCTATGATATTCGTGTTGAGTTTGCTCAGGGGGTCCGGCAACTCGCGCTCGCGTCACCACGCAGTAGTAAACTGACATGGCCGGTGTCATTCGCTTTAGCTGCGACTATCGAACATTTCAAGATGCCGGACAATGTGCTCGGCATTGTACACGATAAAAGCACATGGGCGCGTGTCGGAATCGCTGTTCAGAACACAGTAATAGAACCCGGTTGGCGGGGTCATCTTACGCTCGAATTGACCAACCACGGGGATTCGGACATCACGATTTGTGAAGGCGATCCCATCGCTCAGGTTGTGTTTCATTGGCTCGATATGCCGACTGAACATCCCTATCCCGATACTGGAAAATACCAAGACCAAGGGCGCGGACCGCAGCAAGCGCGGCTGGAAGAATGGGTCTGACATTCAACGAAAGTCAGGGCACCTTTATCTTAACGACAGCAGACGGTGCCGCAGCAGAAGCCGCTGGTCTTACACTTTCGACTCTTATAAGAGGGCCGAAGGGGGAGAAGGTTTACTACACGGCTGACTACGAGTCTACCGGCCACAAGCCGGTCTTCAATCCCTACGCGGCTCTTCCTTTCTGGCGTCAGGCGGATGAGAAAGCCCTTGCCAAGCTGCGTCATCTGATTGATGATTATGAAGCTAGTTGGGCAATGGATACCGATAAAGACTATCCGTATCCAGATGCACGTCGCGCGGAAGGTAAATCTTACATGCCTTTTCAGAAGGCCGGGATTGAATATGCCTTGCGCCGGGGCAACTGCCTTATCGGAGACGAGCCGGGTCTTGGCAAAACCATACAGGCGATTGGAATTGCGAATGCCTGTGGTGCTGAGAAGGTTCTGGTGCTCTGCCCGGCAACTATCCGGAAAAATTGGCAGCGTGAAATTCACGACTGGTCGGTTCTTCCTCGTCTGAAGACGTACCCAATTTATAAGTCAGCCGATGGCGTGAGCCCTGTGGCGAACTATGTCATCTGTTCATACGATCTTGCACGCAATCCGAATATCCATGATGCGCTCTATGCTATCAAATGGGACATGCTCATCATCGACGAAGCGCATTACCTTAAATCTACCGATGCGATTCGGACTCGTGCGGTGTTCGGCGGCGGTGCGCGTAGCAGCAAATTCTCGACACATTGGTTGGCGGATCGCACAGACCGAATTGTGGGCTTGACAGGGACACCGCTTCCAAACCGTCCCCGCGAATGTTACACGGTTGCGCGCGCTCTCAATTGGGAGTCGATTGATTGGGCGTCGTATGATAGCTTTCTGTTCCGGTATAACCCGTCGATGCAGGTGAGCACCGGGCATACTGTGGAAGAAAAAGGTCGGTTGCCCGAATTGCAAGCGCGGCTGCGCTGTAATTTCATGGTGCGTCGGATGAAGAAAGATGTTCTGCCGCAACTTCCTGATAAGCGGTATGAGATGTCTTACGTCGAACCGAATGGCGCAATCTCGGAAATCCTCGCTCGGGAGAAGCTGATTGATTTCGACCCAATGGAGTTGTTCAACCCGGATTTTATGCTCGACGGCACCCCGATTTCCACACTGCGCCGGTTGATGGGCGAAGCAAAAATCCCGCGCGTTGTCGAGCATCTGAAATACCTTCTGGACATCGTGGAGATTCCAAAGTTAGTCGTTTTCACTCACCATAATTCGGTTATGAACGCGCTGCTTACCGCCATGGCTCCTTACGGAACGACGTGTATTCGTGGGGGGATGAGTACACTGGCTAAAGACGCGAACATTCAGGATTTTGTTAATAGCGATAAGCGTATTTTCTTCGGTCAACTCGATACCATGGAGGGGATCGACGGGTTGCAGCGTGTATGCGATCACGTCGTATTCGCAGAACCCGCGTGGAACCCTGGCCGCAATGAACAGTGCGTGGACAGGTGTCACCGGATCGGACAGCATGGAAATGTGCTCGCGCAATTTCTGATTGTCGAAGGCAGCCTGGACGAAAAAGTTTTGCATATTGTTCTTGGCAAAGCACAGGCAATTCATGCCAGCTTGGACAAGAGGTTCGAGTGAACGCAATCCAAAATCCTAACGGATATGTTAATGACATGCACCGTAGTCTAGTGGATAAATTATTTTTCGCAGGCATTGTCGATGCCAGCATGATTGTAGATTACGGCTGTGCGGATGGCGCGCTTCTTAGGGCATACCATCGCATGTTCCCATCTGCAACACTGATTGGATACGATCAAGACCCGGATATGATATCTTATGCACAGAAGGACATCAAAGCTGAACCATCATATCCGAATCTTGACCTTATCCGATTTACTCATGATTGGGAATGGGTTTGGGGCGAGACCCATGTCTGGCCGGGGAAACGGGCTGTTGTGCTCTCTTCAGTCCTGCATGAGATTTATTCTTACCTCATGCCAGAAGATATTGTAGCTTTTGGAAATAGTCTATGGAACGGTCCATTTGATTATGTAGTAATTCGCGATATGATGGTGAGTGAAACCGTTGACCGCCCATCTAATTCTGAAGATGTAGCTCGGGTACGGCAAGTTCTCGGTCAGAAAATGGTATCTGAGTGGGAAGCACTATGGGGACCGATTACACGAAACCGTAGCTTGCTGCATTTGCTTTTGACGTATCGGTATACCGATAACTGGACTCGGGAAATACAGGAGAATTACCTTCCTTTTAATCTGGAGGGGTTTATGTCCGACATTCCGAAATATTATCGGCCGATTTATTTTGAGCACTATACACTTCCATTCGTTCGGGAGACGGTAAAGTCTGACCTCGATATTACGATTACTGACCGGACGCATGTAAAGATAGTATTCGAACGGAGGCGGGTATGAAAGTTTATCTTGCTGCCCTAAAGGAGCGCGGTGTTCGCCCTCGTGTTCACGGCAATGGGTTTATACAGGTTGATATAACGGACCAGATTCGGCTTCATATTTGGGGCCATCCGGATATCCCGTGTCAGCGGGTTCCCACTCCTATTCATGACCATATATTTGGATTCAAAAGTACATTACTCCGGGGTAAACTTGCGAACGTTACCTACGAATTTATGCCGGGTATAGAAGGTCCATTCGTAGTTCATGAAGCTGTTTGTCGTGAAGGGTCGGATACCACGTTAGAGCCGACCGACGAACAATGTGCAATACGGATTAAGAATGTCGAGATAATGGTTCCGCTGATTGCACAGAATGTATACTATATGGAACCATATCTGTTTCATGAGTCTGTATCTATGGGGCCTACAGTTACTATACTGCAAAAGTTTGGTTCTACACTTGCTCAAGGTTCGAAAGTAAAGCCGCGTGTTCTCGTACCATTCGGAACTAAGCCGGACAACAAGTTCAATCGCTATACCTGTTGTTCAGAAGAACAAATGTGGCGGATTGTGAAGAACGTTGCGGGTAATCTGTGCGACCTGTAAAGAAAAAAGCGAAACGTAAGTACGCGCATCCGCGAAATACTGCGGCACTGGCATTGCAGAAACAATTTTTTCGTGCTCGTCGCGTACCGTCTGCTAAATCTTACGACCGGAAAAAGGAGAAAACCCGTGGAATTGATGTTTGATCTTGAAACTCTCGATACGGTTCCTAGTGCCGTAATTCTCTCTATTGGCGCTGTCCTTTTCGAGCGCGATGGCAATATTATGGCCCGTTTCTACCGAGTTATTGATACTCAATCACAACTTGACGCAGGCCGGACAGTTAGTCAAAACACCTTGCTTTGGTGGTTGCAGCAAGACCCGACCGCGCGGGCAGAGGCGTTTTCACCTAGCCGATGTAATGTCTGGACTGCACTTAATGACTTTATGGGTTTCGCCAGCAATACGTCAACTAATATCGTAACAAAATTCTGGTGTAACGGTCCGTCGTTTGACGGAGTTCTTTGGGAAAGTCTTGCGCGGGATTTCAGTCAACCGGCCCCGTGGCGATATAATCAACTCAGGGACCAGCGGACTCTTGTTGATGCTGCCGGTCTTCGGGTTGCGGACTTCAGGCCAACTCCTGAGATTATCGGCATCCCACATACCCCGGTTTACGATTGCGAGTTTCAGGTAGCTGTGATTACAGCCTGCCGTCGCATTCTTAACGGAACGGCTGCCTTCGATAAAGCTTGACAAGCTCGGCAAGGTGTGATAGATATCGGGGACAAATTCGATAAAGTCCCTATCAGCTAAGGAGATGATGACATGCGCCTGTTTGGTGGACGGCCGACTACGGTCGATGAGGCAGTTGCTCCCCTTCTACGGGCGCAAGATGACCTTCGTGAAGTTGCCGAAGTCCGGCGTCAGCGTGCCGCTCAAAAGAATGAGCAAGCTCGCAATCTTTTGGACGCGGCCGAAGCTGATTCGGTTGAGGCAGACCGGGCGAATGCCGTTCTCTCTCGGCTTGACGCTTTAACGCAGGGGCTTTAATCATGGTGCAGGTAACATCCATTTCTGTCACGCGGAGCCGTAAGGTTCAGCCCGAGCAATACGGTAGCGCCGATGCTGCAATTACCGTTGTGGGAAATTTGGCGGAGGGTGAGACGTGGCAAGATGCCGCACGGGCTCTGCTGAATGACACTCGGGCTATCGTCTATGAAAACCTGGGGCTCAAGCTTCCGGCTCGCGCATCCGAGACTGTTATTGCGACGGAGAAGCCGGGCGCTGTTGAAGTTACGGCTGCTGAAAAGCCTGCTACAACTGTGGTCGAGAAGTCCACAGCTACCAGTGAGGTTCCCGAAGCTGCCGGAACCAAGAAACGCGGTCCCGGTCGTCCGGTTGGTAGTGGTAAGAAGCAAGCCACGGTGGAGCCCCCGACCGACACGACTGAGCCGAACATTCGGGCTAATCCAGAGAACCGTGTCAACCCGGCGGATGAGATTCCCGACGACCCTACTCCGGGGACTGCCCCCGTTGCGGAGACCCCGAGTGCGAAACAGGAGGCTGCAAAGCCCGTGGCAGCGGCCCTTTCGGGTGACTACAGTGCAAGTGATTTGCAGTCCTTCCTGTCGAAGATGGTTCGCGATAAGAAGATTACTGCGGCTCGCGTGCGCGAACTTATCGCCAGCCAAGGCGCAGCCCGTACTTCCGATTTGAAGCCCGATCAAGTTCTAAAAGTCAAGGGCCTTATCGAAGCTGAAATCGGTCCGACGGTATAGCGGAGTCTAGTACCCGAGGCGGTGTTAGGGCCACAGAGCCCCCTGTCGTCCATTGCGGGCGGCGGGGCATCCCTCGGGTCTAGCGAACGGAGAAATTAATGTCTTTCGCGGATAACCGCATCATCATCCCGGAAGTCCCTCACTCATCGCGCGGCGCGTCATCTGCTCCCCGGTGGTTGAAATGCGCCGGTTCCATTCAGCTTGTTGAATCTCTTGTCAAGAACGGCAAGCGGGTCACGAAGCCCGGTCCGGCTGCGGCCGAAGGTACTGCCGCGCATACGCTGCTTTCGACGGCCATGGAAGATGGCTCGGATGCCTGGGAATTCAGCAATCTTCAATTCGTTGTCGGCGGATGGACTTTTGTTGTCGATGATGAGATGCAGCAAGGGGTACAGGAAGCACTTGACCTTGCACGCAAGCTTACCGAAATATACCGCGACAAGAAGCCCATCGTCTATATCGAGAAGAGGCTCGGGTCGATTCTAAACGAAGACGCATGGGGGACGCCGGATATCGTTATCCTCATCCCCGGCGAACGTCTCATCGTTATCGACTTTAAGTACGGTCGTGGCGTTTCAGTCGAGCCAACGAGCGCGCAGTTGAAATACTACGGCTATCTTGCTTGCGAAAATTATTTGAAGTCATTTGCCGATGTCAGTGCAGTCGATCTGTGGATTTCGCAGCCACGCATTCCGCACCCAAGCGGCACCAGTCGCAAGTTCGAGACAACGCCAACCGAGCTTGAAGATTGGTGGATGAATGTTCTGATTCCCGGCTTGGAGGAAACATACAAGCCCAACGCTTTGCTTATGGTCGGCGAGCATTGCCGGTTCTGCCCCGCGTATAATCTTTGCCCGGCTCTTCAGAAAGAGACTTATGAGTTTGCTATCGACATTGAGCCGAGTCATATTCCGAATGACCAGATATGGGCTCTTCGTGAGAAGGCTGCGGCTCTTGCTAAGTACGGGGACCGGCTAGAAGAAGACGCGTTTCGTCGCCGAATGCGGGGTGAGATAGTTCCCGGATGTAAGGTGGTTCGGAAGAAGGCTAACCGAGTTTTCAAAGAAAGCATCGTGGAACCTAACCCCGATGATCCGCAGAACCCTGTCGTACTTCGCTTTGAGGATGAGGCGATTCGTATCTTCAAGGATGACGCGTACCAGCCAAAAGCGTTTAGGACGCCCCCGGCTATCCAAAAGCTTGACGGGGGGAAGGCATTCGTATCCAAATGGGCCTACAAGCCGGATACCGGCCTCACTCTGGCTCCTGATTCCGATAAGCGGTCAGAGGTCAAGCGGCCCATGGAGATGTACATGGACCTGATCGACCAAGTTTCAGATGAGGATTCCGAAGCGCCGTATTAACCCACTTGACATGCCGGGCAAGGCATGATATACGGGTCAAGATTAATATCGTGTAAACCATTGCCAATCTCGTTCAAATCGGAGTAACACCTATGGCTGACAAGAAATCCAAAGCAGTTTCACGTACCCTTCTGACCCCTCATTTTCGGGGTTCCTATGTCAATCTCGTGACCCCTAAGCCGTTCGAGGAAGACGGCAAGCCGAAGGGCGATCCCGTGTACAGCGTGGAAATGCTCTTCGACATGGACAGCTTGACCAAGTTCAAGCAGTGGGATGACGACAAGGGCACATTCATCGAAGTCGATGTTCAGCGGCTTGCCGTAACGCTTCTCAAGGAACGTTTCGGGGCCGATTTCGATGCAAAGGCCGCTCATCAGCATGGCGGTCTGCACTGGCCTTTCCGCAAGGGCGATACGCTTGCTGAAACGAAAGGGGCCAAGGGCGACCACTACAAAGGTAAGATGGTAATTCGTGGTAAGGCTCTGTCTTTGATCAAGGACAAGCCCAACGCTCCACGTCTGTACTTTGTGGACAGTGACGGAAAGCGGAAGGAGCTTTCTCGCGGGCTCGATTCCAACATCCATCGGGCCAACGACCTGTTCTACAGCGGGGCATACTTTTTCGCTGAGTTGAGCATGGTTGCGGACGAGACAGCGCAGGGTAAGTACGTCACCTTTTACGTCAACTCTGTCCGGTTTGTGAAAGATGGCGAACGCCTCGGCAGTAGCTCGCTCATGGACCGTTTCGACGGCATTCAGGGCGGCGCGGCTGCGGTCGATCCGACGAAGAACCTAGACGACGAAATCCCGTTTTAACGAGCGGGTTCAGGAAACCGAGCGAGTTCAGTGTAACCACCACTGCTCGCTTGCTTTCCATCTAAGGTATTCCATGTCAAAGCCTGAAACGCTACTCGACCTGTTGACCGGAGAGCATGTCACCATAGGTGATATCAAGAAAATTGCGGCTGCGCTTTGGCAACAACATACTTTGGCGAGTTTTGCCTTTCCTGCACCGTACAATCTACAGCTTCCGGACTTCGATAAACTGCCCGGCCATGTGCAGGGTTTCATCGTGAAGGGGCTTCTCGATTCTAAGGTCAGCCCCACGCTGGCCGAGAAGAATCCAGATTGACAACGCCGGACATACCTCGTATCACAAAGATTGCCGAAGATGCGGTTACCCACAATGCCAATCTTCTGGTGCCGTGGTATTTGATTTCTTCATTCGCATACTACATTCTAGACGAATCTCTCATAACCGACGATCTATATGATCGTATCTGCTTCTTATTAGCAGACGGGTTAGATTCGTTTACCATAGAGCATCATCACATGGACCTGTGCGACATGGACGCTTTACATGCCGGTACATGCTATCACCTTACAGCCGATCAGTATCCGGCCATTGTACAGGACGTAGCGCGCGGCTTCATTGAGGGACGTTACCCGTGATCAATCTCCCAATCATGACGACTGACTTTGAAACTCGGTCCTTCCTTGACGTGACTGAAGTTGGCTCATGGCGCTATGCGGAAGACCCGACAACCGAAATTCTTTGTCTATCGTATAAGCTCGGGGATGGAGTAACGAAACTTTGGACCCCGAATCTACCGTTTCCAAAAGAAATTATCGACCATGTAGAAGCAGGGGGGACTTTCGAAGCGCATAATGTACAATTCGAAAGGGCTATCTGGTACTATCTATTGCATCTGAAATTTGGTATTCCCATGCCAAAACGTTGGCGGGATACCCTGGCCGCGTGTGCTTACCGGGGTCTACCTCTTGGGTTGGATAAAGCAGGTGAAGCTTTAGGTTTGCCAATTCAGAAAGATAAGCGCGGAAAATATCTCATTCAGACTCTTTGTGTTCCTAAAGGAGCTACGAAATCAGAACCGGACCGTGTATATCGGGAAGACTTCGATTTGGTGGAAGAGCTTTTTGGGTACTGTGTCAATGATTCGGACACCGAACACGGCCTATCTGTAATACTCGGCCCCCTCCCAACTCCTGAACAAAAGATTTGGGTTCTAGATCAAGTCATCAATCAGCGCGGCGTTCAGCTTGACGTTGAGGCTGTCGAATGCGCGCTGATGATTACAGAAGCATTGGACAAGCGGCTCACGGCTGAATTACGGATACTCACAAATGATGAAGTGGAAACGGCGTCTCAGCGCGACCGCATTATTCGTTGGTTGCAACGGAATGGTGTACGTATCCCCGACCTAAAAAAAGAAACAGTTGAAGACTACTTAAAGCACCCCGAAGACCTACCACCGAGTGCCCGTCGTGTTCTTGAAATTCGTCAGCTATTAGCGCGTGCATCTACGAAGAAACTCGTGAAGATGCTTGAAACGGTCAATGCAGATGGCCGTATTCGCGGGATGCTTCAATATCACGGAGCGTCAACCGGCCGGTGGGCTGGACGTTTAGTTCAACCGCATAATTTTCCTCGCGGTAATTCTAAACTCTGGAAAATGACAACGGTTGACGATGTTATTGAAAACATAAAATTCGCTCGGACTGACCTTGAAGAAGCGATTGCTCGTCTAGAGTTCCTTTACGAAGGAGTCGGTCCGATAGGCGCGATTTCTTCAGCACTGCGAGGTATGTTCATAGCGGGCAAAGGAAAGACGCTCATGGTCGCAGATTTCAGCGCCATTGAAGCCCGTGTTGTTATGTGGGTTGCAGGTTGCAAGAAAGCACTAACGGCATTTGCTGCATACGACCGTAAAGAAGGCCCGGACATTTACTGTGTCATGGCCCAAGAACTCTATCAAAAGCCAATCAATAAACGCGACCACCCGGAAGAACGACAGCTTGGTAAGATTACAGTGCTTGGCTGCGGCTATCAGATGGGCGGAGAAAAACTTCAATATCAGGCGGAAAAAGATTATGGTGTTGTTCTAGATATAGAGACGGCAACGTGGTTAGTTCAAACGTACCGGGAGAGTTATCCGGAAGTCAAATATCTCTGGTATGGATTGCAGGATGCCGCGATTAAGACTGTTCAAAAAGGTGTTCCGCATACGTACTCCTGCATTCGTTATGAAATTGTGAACGATAACGCCGGGAAATGGCTCACTTGTCGCTTGCCTAACGGGCGGCTTTTGTGGTATTATGACCCGATAATCGAGACGGTTGAAACCGCCTACGGCATCAAGCCGCAACTTACGTACATGGGCCGCGATAATAAGAAAGGCGGTTCGTGGGGGCGGATCAGGACTTACGGGGGGATGCTCACGGAAAATGTGGTGCAGGCCATCGCCCGTGACCTAATGGTAGAAGGAATGATTCGCGTTGAACGGGCGGACTACCCAATCATTCTCACAGTCCATGACGAAATTGTTGCCGAGCCCGATGAAGGCCACGGATCGTTGAGCGAGTTTAACGCGTTGATGGCCGGTCCAAATTCTGCGTGGGCTACCGGATGTCCGGTCAGCGTCGAGGGCTGGGAAGGCCCCAGGTATAAGAAAGCATAGAGATGTTCTACAAAAACCGTTTCTTTTCACTCCATGCCACTTCTTATGACCTATCACGCGCTGGTGGTTGCTCAGTCGGTATAGCGTTCTCTCCGGAGAAGGAACCAAAGCCGGGTTTCTTCCCCCACCACTCTCTACAGTTTGACTTTTATATCAACTGGCCGCATTTTCAGCGCGTAGAAGGCAGTATCGTAGGCTGGTACTGGCCGTTTCACTTCATGGCATGGCGCTATCATAAGCGGCTGTTTTGGCTCCGTATCCCCGGCTATGGCACGGGTAAACGTCATTACATTGGCGGGGATTTCTGTGGATAAGCAGCACGCCGAGAACTTGTTTGTCATGGGTGGGTTACATCCGATCTGCCCCAATTGCGAATGTGGAACGCTCAAGACGGTACAATTCGCAATCAAGCGGGCTGACGGTAATAACTGGCGTCCGTATCAATGTACAAAATGTGGCACACGTTTCAGGGCCACAATCGAGGTTTAGAATGGCAATATTTGATGCAAAGAATTCAGCGCATCGTCGTCTGTTTCGCAACATGCTAACGATCACCAATCTCGGGAACCAGCAAACGGTCGATACGATGACCGGGTTACTCGACTATATTGACGAGCTAGAACGGGATAACTTGTCATTGCGTAATCGTCTTATCGATAAAGATGTCGGCGAAGCAATGGGAATTAATTGATGGAAATCGGCGGCGTTGACCCCGGTTTGAAAGGCGCAGTCGCTTCATGGGATGGACGCCATCTGTCTGTCGTCGGAGTTCCGACCATGGCCGCAGCTTCACGCGGGCGCGATATTGATTGGGCCACTCTCTCATTCGAGATTGACCTGATATTCAATGGAGTCGATCATTTTTTCATAGAGCGCGTCGGGGCGCGTCCGGGCCAGGGGGTTTCAAGCATGTTTAAGTTTGGTTTCGTTGCTGGTGGTTTGCGTGGTCTGATTGCCTCCATGGCGATTCCAGTGACATACGTGGTGCCAACTGTTTGGAAGAAAGCCATGGGTCTCAGCGCGTCTAAAGATGCAGCTTTTGCGCGGGCGTGTGAACTATTTCCATCCGATGTTGGACTGTTTCGGGGACCGAAAGGGGGCATCAAAGATGGTTTTGCCGAAGCGGCATTGATCGCTCGGTACGGTTATGATAAGTTGGTTCGTCAATCATGACTCGGATTGTCAACATCAACAAGGAAAAGTACGACGTGTATATCGGGCGTCCATCAATTTATGCGAACCCGTTCAAGATTACCCGGTCCACAATTTCGGCACGTCGGATTGTTCTCAACGAATATCGGCAGCATTTGGAGAAGCATCCCGAGATCGTTGAAAAGGCCCGCCGCGAACTCACAGGAAAAGTTTTGGGATGCCACTGCAAGCCACTCGATTGCCATGGGGATATCCTGATAGAAATGATGGAAAAGAAATGACACCAAAAGAATTCGTTGTTGCCTATCAGAAGCACGGTAGCGTAAAGGCCGTCATGCGTAACAAGGGGTTGACGTGGCACGGTGCCCGGAAACTCTATGTCACTGCCGTTCGTGAGGGATTGATGAGTAAGCAGCCCGTTGGCCGGAAGAACAAGGAACAATCGAAGACCCCGGAGCCCGTGATCGAAGGTCAGGTTAAAGCACGCCCAACACGGGTGCTTCCGATTCCCGAAAAGGGTACAGTCAATCGTTATCTTTTCACCTGTGCGCAGAACCAAACGAAGCTGTTCACGCCGTGGTGGAAGAACCTTCTTGTGCTTGCCAATCATTACAATGCAGAGGTTCACGTTTCACGGTTTACTTACGTCAAGAGCGGTCTCGGCGCGCGGGGTGATAAAGCACAAGTCACGAAGAAAGAAGATTTATACGGCGGCAGGGAGTTGGTGTGGGAGAAAGAACTTACTCCGTATCTCTCCGATGACCGTATCGAAGTTGCACCGGGGCTCGTCTGGTGTGGCGAAATGAACATTCTTCCAACGGCTACTCGCCCGCTTTCCGGTCTCGAATCGTACACGGGTCGCAAATCGTCTATCTTCCCGCATGTCAAGCTGGCGATGGAGTCGATCCCCAGCGGCCGTAACGAAGGCACTAAGTTTACGTACACAACCGGTGCCGTCACGATGCGCAATTATATTCAGCGTAAGGCCGGGCTGAAAGCCGAATTTCATCACTGCTACGGCGCGCTGCTTGTTGAAGTCGATTCAGACGGCGATTGGTTCTGCCGCCAGATAAACGCCGATAGCGAGGGCACGATTTACGACCTGGATATTCGCGTCCATAACAGTCATCTTACAAAGGGTAATCGAGTTGAGGGCATCACCTGGGGGGATATCCATACCGATGAGATGACCCCAAATATAGCGCGCTTGGCCTGGGGTATTGTAGGGCCGGGCGAGATGGCATTCGACAGGTCAATGATTGACGTGCTACGGCCAAAGTATCAATTTATGCACGACGTAATTACGTTCATGGGGCCATCGCACCATGTCTTAAAAGACCCGTACACGCGGTTTCGCCGGAAGGTGTCCGGGCATATGGACGTGCGGGCTGAGTTGCAACGTGGCGCAATCTTCTTAACCGCCGCAACTCGGCCGTGGTGCAAAACGGTATGTGTGGATAGCAATCATCACCATCATATCGGACGTTGGCTAAAGGAACAGGACGGACGGTACGACCCCGCCAATGTCGAATTCTGGATAGACATGCAAAAGCGAGCCTATGAGTTCATGCGGGAAACCGGCGGAGAACCTAACTATCTTCTTGAAGGTATGAAACTAGCAGGGTTCCCTAACATCGACAAATCTATTCGGTTTCTTGAAGAAGACGAGAGTTTCATTCTCTGTCCGGATGCTAACGGGGGTGTTGAATGTGGCGCACATGGCGATCTCGGGCCGAACGGATCGCGGGGCAGCACACGCGCCTTCACACGTATGGGCCGTAAGATGAACAAAGGCCATGACCATATTGCTGCGATTATGGATGGTGTCTACTCGGCAGCCACAAGTGCCACGTTGACTCCAGACTGGTCGCGTGGTCCCGGTAGCTGGTCTAACTCGGCTATCCTCACATACAAGAATGCCAAGCGCGCTATCGTGACCGCGTGGAATTCAAAGTGGAGGGCGGAAGGGTGACCCAAAAATCTTCACGGATTGTTAAGAATCTTATTGACATTTCCGCAGAAATTGCTATTATCCGCGTGGGTCTTCTATCTGTTGTGTTGCTTATAGCAGGCACTTTTGCCGCTCTTGCTCATGATGACGCACAATGGATAATGGAGAGTCCAGAATATGCGTGGTGTTGCGGTCCAGAAGATTGTCGTATCCTTGAAGTAACCGAGGTAGAGCAAATGTCGGATGGCAAGTGGTTTGTGAACGGAAAAGCGGTGAATAACATTTATAAAGTACCGATGGACTTACCGGGAGACGGATATAATAGGTATTGGGCTTGCTTCCAGAACCCAAATCAACCGAACGAGTACCCTAACTGTTTATTCATACCGCAGGGAATGTTCTGATGCCGTACATCAAACAAAAAGATCGTGAAGATGCGGCCAAGGGTCCAAAGACCCCCGGCGAGTTGAACTACGTTATAACGCTTGCTTGCATAGCTGCATTAGAGGGTAAGCTTACAACACAAGAGTTTGGCATACAAATCGACAACATCGCTAACTCATACGTGACTCGACTCGGTATGAACTATACAAACGCCAATGCCATTGTCGGTGCGCTCGATTGCGCCGGTCGCGAACTGAAACGCCGGGTCAATGACCGGTTTCGCCGAGCACAAGTACATAAACTTTTCTCTCGTCTCATTGCGTCGCGCGACCGTTTCTACGAGATGAAAATGGTCCCCTACGAGAATTCTAAGATTGCCGAAAACGGTGACGTATATCCGGCCGATCTTGTGAACTAATTAGCCCCAAGGAGGGCAGAACGATGACAGGTATTATCTACCCAGCTAAGACAGTCTATCTTGCGGGTCCAATTACCGGACTCACTCATGACGCGGCTCGTTACGGCTGGCGCACCCGGCTCACTGCTTTGCTTCCCGGTCATATCAAAACTCTGAGCCCGATGCGCGGTAAGGATATGTTGAAAGATATCGGTGTATTAACTTCCGGAGATGACTACCCGGTTAGCCCGCTTACGAGCGCAGCCGGAATCACGACACGCGATGCGAATGACGTAAAGACGTGCGATGCCATGGTCGCGTGTTTCCTCGAAAGTTCTGGCCCTTCGCTCGGAACCGCATGGGAATTCGGCCTAGCATGGGCTTTCCAGAAACCGGTTATCATGGTTGGTAAACCGGACGAAGTTAACATGCGGCATCTGATCCTGCAACGGACAGCAGGATACCGGGTCGAAACCCTTGAAGAAGCCGCGTGGGTCGTCTCGCTTCTTCTCACACCAGGATTGTAACATGGCGCGGAAACAAGGTCATAAACGGCGGGAGCCGCAACCGAAGAACTCAACCTCTACGCGGAAATCACCGGAGTTCAACAATTTTCTGAAGACTGCAAAGAGCGGGGACCGGTTCACCTATATGGTTGGCCGGACAGCCGTAGACCCGCAGAATCCAGAGGTTCGGCTACCGGCTGCACAAGAGGCGTTTGAAGCTTATGAGGCCGGGTTCGTCTATCTTGTCCAGCGTCGGATTCCAGATAGCAACGGACATTTCAACTATATCGCAGAGAAGAGGTAAGCCATGACGGGGGATTTCGTCAACAAACCGTTTGAGGATGCGGCAAAAATTAATGACCCGTGGGATATCTATGGCCCTCGCTGGAACCCCGGTGACCAGTGGAGTCCGATAGAGCTTCCTGACTTTCCATATCCTGATTCGCATGATCTTCCCGAACCTCTCGACCCTCCACCGGCACCAACTCCTGCGCTCGGCATGAAAGACACAAACCCGAAGGATGCGGTTGGCATCAAGAAATGGCGGCAGTTTTGCACCATCCCGTTTACCGTCCTGTGGGAACTCGGCGTAGCGATGTTGGAGGGTGCGCGTAAGTACGGACGGCACAACTATCGTGTTGCTGGTGTACGTGGCTCCGTGTATATCGACGCTGCTAAGGGTCATCTGGATTGCTGGTGGGAAGGCGAAGATATCGACCCTGATTCCGGATTGTCGCATATCACTAAAGCCATCGCATCCTTGGTGGTTCTTCGCGATGCTATGATTCAAGATAAGTTTGTGGATGACCGCCCGCCGAAGACCAAAAATCTTGATGAGTTTCGCGCCAGTCTGCAAACTGCCGTCGAGAAGATTTTCGAACGTATCCCTGAAGCCAAACCCGCTTTCGTTGAAGGCGACCAATACAAATAGGATAAGTACCATGGCAACACGGCAAGAAGTTTACGAAGCTCTTGACACCGAACGGGAATACCAAGAGCGTCGCTGGGGTGGTGAAGACCAAAATCGCAAACACGAAGTCGCCTCATGGATTCTTTATATGCAAGAATATCTTACGGAAGCAATCCATACCGCATCGCGCAGTGGCGACGAGACACTGGCACTCGATTCAATCCGCAAGGTTACTGCGTTAGGCGTTGCGTGTATGGAAGTCCACGGCGCTCCGCATCGGAAATAAGGATTCTCAAAAATGACAAGTTTGTACCTCATTGGATCACTTCGCGCACCCGGAATTCCGGAACTCGGTAATCGGATTCGGAAGCTTGGATTCGATGTATTCGATGACTGGTTCTCCCCCGGCCCGGAAGCGGATGACAAGTGGAAGGAATATGAACAAGCCAGGGGTAATACGTATCGGCAGGCTCTTGATGGGTATGCCGCTCGTCACATATTTGAATTCGACCATCATCATCTTGTTCGGGCTGATGGCGCGATCCTCGCTATGCCCGCTGGAAAATCAGGCCATCTTGAACTCGGCATCATGCTCGGATGGGGGAAACCGGGCTTCATCTACTATGAAGGTGAGCCCAAAGACCGGTGGGACGTAATGCACCTTTTCGCCAACTATCGCGGTTCGGGCAAAGGCTATGTTAAAAATGTCTGTTTCAACTTCGATGCTCTGGCAAAGCGTTTGAAAGAGGAATTCCCCGATGGCTAAGGTAGGTATCGCTACCAAGAGCGGAAAGAAGATCGTCAACAATCCGACACACCGGAAAACGTCTATTGGGCGGTCAGTGAACACGCATCCAAAGAATAAGCATAAGCGGAAGAACTTCAAAAAGTACCGGGGACAAGGAGTTCGCTGATGGCGCAGAATCCGACAGGCCGTATCGAGACACTTTTCGGTACGCCTCTTTTTACATTTACGCATCCCGACCCCTCCTTGATGAACCTTTCGGTCACTAATGAGGCTTACGCTATCAAGGACGCATCAGTCGGTATAACGCGCAGTAACCAGAACGGTTGGCATTCTGACCCCGATTTATTTCGGCGCGCGGAACCCGGCATTATAGAGATGCGTACCTTCATCGTCTCATGCGTCTCTGAAGCAGTGCGTAGTATGGCCGCTGGGGCTGACTTGAACCAGTACGTTCTAGGCTTCGACGGATGGATAAACATCAATCCACGGCATGGCTATAACGTACCGCACGATCATCCGGGAAACGTCTGGTCTGGCTCATATTATGTTCATGTTCCTGAAAAAGTCAATCCTAAGAGCCGCAGTGGAGAGATAGAATTTCTCGATCCGCGCAACGGTTGCGGCATGGTGGGCGGCGGTCCTGTCAAGTTTGCCGTCAAACATCGCTTGACCCCCAAAGCCGGTCAACTTATTGCATTCCCGTCTTGGCTTCGGCATTGGGTCTATCCGAATGAAGAACCAGAAGACCGGATTTCTGTGGCGTTCAATTGCAAAATTATGGAGCGGAAACCATGACCCCGTTTGAGGAAGGGCAGGCCGCGTATGACAGCGGTTATAGCTGGGAAGCCAATCCGTACCCATCGGATTCAAACGAATGGACAGAGTGGGACGACGGCTGGCGTTATGGACAAGAGTTTGATGAAGCGGAATAAGAAGGTATCTGAACTTCTTTTTAGCGTCACGGCTAATGATTGTCGCTTCGATTATTCTCGCGGCACCGGTCCCGGAGGCCAGAAGCGGAACAAGACAAGCTCGGCCGTCCGCTGTACGCATATCGCGAGCGGAGCCGTGGGCCAATCAGACGAAACCCGGAGTCAGCATCAGAATAAGGCTATCGCCTTCCGTCACATGGCCGAAAGCATAATCTTCATTCGTTGGCATCGGACAGAGGTTATGCGCAGGTTAGGCCAGCTATGCGCAATAGAGGAAGCTGTAAACGCAACCATGAGTCCGTCTTTGTTGCGCATAGAAGGCAAAGACGAGCGCGGCCGGTGGGCGGAAATCGACTAACCGATATCTTCGGCCAGTTGTTCTGCAACAACGTCCGGCGCTCCTTCCACCGTAAATGATTTCCCATTCTTAACGTGAACGCGAGACTTGCCGCCCGCAGCATTCTCGACAACTTCGACATCGGCCGGGTCTATCCAGACGATATCGCTTCCATTCACAAACCTGACCAAACGCAAAGCCGACTCCTTCTGTTCAAAGACACAGAATAAGTTACCATTTTCAGATAGGTTTGAGAAGAGAGGGGCGGCATAGATCATCCGCCAGCCGTCTTTACGCCATTGATCTAGCCGTTCAGCGAAGTCTGGAAGACGGATAATCTCAGTTTCGAACTTCATGGCAGAGTCCCCCGATAACGGAGCACCCTACCATAACTTTGCCGTGATTGTCAAGAAATTGGTCGTCTCGACAGGACTCGAACCTGCATCCTTCACCTTCGGAGGGCGACGCTCATCCAGTTGAGCTACGAGACGTTGGTCAGCCCGACAGGATTCGAACCTGCATTCCTTCCGTTTAGGAAACGGGTGCTCGTCCGTTTGAGCTACGGGCCGAATGAAATGGCGGCGAGTGAGGGGTTCGAACCCCCGGCCTTCTGGTTCAGAGCCAGACGCTCTACCTACTGAGCTAACTCGCTATTATGGAAGGCGGTCAGGGATTCGAACCCCGATTAACTGATTCAAAGTCAGTGGTCCTGGCCGTTGAACGAACCGCCTATGAGTGGCCGGAAGTGAGGGAGTCGAACCCCCGACGCGTAGCTCTTCAGGCTACCGCTCTACCACTGAGCTAACTTCCGATGGTGCTGCGGGAGGGAGTCGAACCCTCATCTCCTTCCTTACCAGGGAAAGGCTCTACCAGTTAAGCTACCGGCAGCATCTAATTTGGCGGATGGCGTAGGATTCGAACCCACACACCCCTTTCGGAGCCCTCGGTTTTCAAGACCGCTGCCGCTACCCAGCAAGCTTTCGGCTTAGCCATCCGTATTGGTACAAGGAGTGGGATTCGAACCCACAGGCCGGAAGGTTTGAGCTTCCGAGGTATACCAATTCCCGTCATCCTTGCTCTATTGGTACTCCGAGAGGGACTCGAACCCCCAAGAACTCGGTTCTAAGCCGAGCATGTCTACCATTGCATCATCGGAGCATGGTGCGAAGAGTGGGGGTCGAACCCACAAACCAGAGGGTTTAAGCCTCCGAGGTATGCCAATTCCCGTCATCTTCGCATCTAACTGGTGTCTATAAGAGGACTCGAACCTCTACTCCCTTTCGGGAACTAGGCCCTCAACCTAGCGCGTCTACCATTCCGCCATACAGACGTTACTTCAAAAGTCCCCGAACGTGCGCATCGGCAGCGAAGCTTGCGGCCAAAGCGTAAGGCTTGAATTCCGGTTCCTTACCGCTAATGCCGAGCACAAAACCCCGCGCATCTTGCACTGCTACATGGCTCTCCCATTCCGGACTTGAATTGATATCCAAGTGGATTTCGAATGGACGATCACCGATAGCCTCATGCACGTTCTCAAAAGCCTCCAACGCAAACGCCACTTCTTGCATCAACCGAGTCTTCAAGTTCGCAAGCTTTCCACTCTTCACAACCCGGCCGTAGTCAGGGAGCCGAACAGAAGCGCCGAAGACCTTGCTGCCGTGGTACATAATCTTGCTGCCTTCTCCCGATGCGCGCCGAACGCAGATCACCGCTGAGTATAACGCGGATGCTTTACCATGTATTTCGCGCCGAAGAGAATCGCAACCGATCATGACCACGCTCTCTTGCGTGCTGTTACGAATGTACTCACGAATCTCTTCGTAGTTAAAATCCAGTTTCATGTCCACGGCCTCAAATTTACGCTTCCAGCGTCGCATTGTCAAACCTTTTCGTACTTCAGGTACGCGAAAGTTGGAGGACCGATGAGGAGTCGAACCCCTTGGCGGCGGATTAAAAGCCCGCTGTTGCACCGAGCTAACGTTAGCCTATCGGTCCCGTTATGGTAGCAGCGGCGGGACTCGAACCCGCACCCTGGCCGTTATGAGCGGTCGGCTCCACCTTTGAGCTACGCTGCAATGGAGGACTCGGTGGGATTCGAACCCACATATCGCGGATTAAGAGTCCGGCGCTTCCCCGTCAAGCCACGAGTCCGTTATTGGTGCCTCGGGTGGGAGTCGAACCCACGGCCTTCCGATTACGAAACGGATGCTCTACCAACTGAGCTACCTTGGCATGGAGCCAAATGAGGGATTCGAACCCCCGACCTTCGGTTTACAAAACCGCTGCACTTCCACTGTGCTAATTCGGCATCACGTATTGGCGCGCTGTACGGGATTCGAACCCGTGGTCTATGCCGTGACAGGGCATCGGAGACGGCCACTCTCCTAACAGCGCATTAAACTTGGTCCGGCGGACGGGATTCGAACCCGTATTATCCTGCTTGAGAGGCAGGAGTCCTATTCCGTTTAGACGACCGCCGGGTATCGTTTCATTTTCAGGCCACAAACTGCAATTCGTTTCAAAACGAGTGCAATCATTTCACCAAAAATGAAACGATTTCGTCGGCGGGAAGAGCGGACCTTCCCCTATCTTCCTTCTCCTTGCACGGCGTTTCAGCCGTCTCGCTAGAGCAACCGATTGGCGGATGGTGGAGGAATCGAACCCCCGTTACCTTTCGGTAGCCTCGGTTTAGCAAACCGGCACATTACCTCTCTGTCAACCATCCTTGTATTTGGTCGGCTTGACAGGACTCGAACCTGCATCATACCGGGTAGAAACCGGGTGCTCATCCAATTGAGCTACAAGCCGTTGGACCGCGCGACAGGATTCGAACCTGCATACCACCTGATTCGTAGTCAGGCGCTCGTCCAATTGAGCTACGCGCGGATAGTCTGGTGGGAGATGGATGGAATTGAACCTCTTGCCCCAAAGGGACTTGGTTTACAGCCAAGCGGTGGGACCACCCACCCTTACTGGCATCTCCCGAAACTGGTACTCGGTGTAGGATTCGAACCCACGACCCGCTGGATGTAAGCCAGCCGCTCTACCGCTGAGCTAACCGAGCATATCTTTTCGTTGTCCTTCTTGTTGGCACCCCGTGGGTGGACTCTAACCACCATCTTTCCCCTCTGCGGGGGATGCTCTGATTGAGCTACACGGGGGTCAAACCCAACAAGTTCCCCTCAGACTGATTACCGGCCGAACCCGCCGTGGCGTTCTGTGGGTAGGCGTGTACTGACGCCTCGTTTTACTTCTGACAACTGGTGGACCGAGGGGGACTCGAACCCCCATCTGACTGCTTGCAAGGCAGCCGCTCTCCCAATTAAGCTACCAGCCCTTCGATACGAAGTCAAGTTCTATTTTGGTCCGGCGGACGGGATTCGAACCCGTATTACCCTGATTGAAAGTCAGGTGTCCTAGTCCAATTAGAAGACCGCCGGTTTGGGGTGATGCTTGGGTAACGATCCCAACGTCCACTGTTTCACAGACAGCGAGGTTCACCTGCTCCTTCGCACCACCATTATTGGTCTATCTGGCTGGATTCGAACCAGCGGCCTCTCCCGTCCGAGGGGAGCACTCTAGCCATGCTGAGCTACAGATAGTCTATTGGTCTAAACGTCAACCCATTCGGATAAAAACAAAGCACACTTCTTTTTCTTGATTATAAGATACGGGAGCATCTGTTTACAGATTGAAATCATATCTCGTTGTGTAGCAACAGTCCACATCCAACAGGGTTGACGATTTTCTTTCACCGGTTTTGGCCGAACGTATCCAACCCCAGTAATTTCTTGACATTTTTTAAGTGATTCCAAATTTGTATTAGGAAGTGTCAGAACCCATGTTTTGTATTGGCGATCTCGACCCGCCATATAGAAAGTCAGAGAGCCTTCGCCATCGAAGAAACCTGCAAGCCATGCTGCTTGCGTCGGCAGCATATTCTTGGTCTTACACTCTTTTAGCCAAGAACGCATGGTTTCTCCTGTGTGTCTGGATGGTGGGACTCGAACCCACGACTTCCTGCTTCCAAGGCAGGCACGCTACCAAGCTGCGCTACATCCAGTTAAATTTCGCGGCGTGCCAGGGCGTTCGCATCCTGACTTTATAGCCTCGGGGGTGGTCCCTTCACGCCTCCTTTTGGTCCACCGACAAGGAATCGAACCTTGGTCTAACGGTTATCGGCCGCTTGCTCTGCCATTGAGCTATCAGTGGTTGGTAGCAGCGGCAAGAGTCGAACTTGCACAGTCCGAGTTATGAGCCCGGATGGGATGACCGATCCTCACTGCTATCGTGTTGGCATAAGTGGTAGGACTCGAACCCACAACCTGCGGTTTTGGAGACCGCTGCTCTACCAGTTGAGCTACACTTATAATTGGCTCCGAGACCTGGACTCGAACCAGGAGCATCCGGGTTAACAGCCCGGCGGTCTACCATTGGCCTATCTCGGAATCGAAACCCCCGGAGCTTTTGGCTACCGGGGGCCTGTTAGTTCACCGATGTTACTCGGTTAACCTATGGGCCTCCCGTAAGTCTTATTCCAAACTGCGAGGATCGCGGGGTGCGAGCCCGGCTTTGCACCAGAACTAGCGACGCGTTCACTCAGCACATAAATTGGACGACCTGTTAACATGACGTTCTCGTTATTGAGCGGGCTGGCACCCGCCGGACGGTAGACCCATCCTATGAAAGAAAGGAGTATGAAATGTCTGATGTTCCCCCTATATAGCATACTCATAGGGCGATGTCAACAATTATTTTATAGCCCCAATTTCACTTTGAACCCGATCCAAGCCGCGCCCAACACCGCAGTCACGAAAAGCAGAATGATTGAAATCATCGCCTTCTCTTCGATTTTCTCGACGCGCCGACGCCATGCACGGAGATGAGCCGTGTCTTTCTGAAATTCAACCGGGTTGTCAGCTTCGATACCGAGGGTAAGAAGGGTTTCGCGAACAGCACGACGTGCCGCCTCTTCAGCGACTTGCTCCACCAGTGCCCGAGTTTCCGCGTCCATCCAAACCTCCATCACTCTGATAATAGTCCAGACGCCACGCGGACTCTTTCACCCAACGAAGAATGTCAGCCATGTTACGAGACAACACTTCATATGCTTCGGGCGTCAATCCATAGTACACCCAACTATCGCCTTCGGGCAAGCGGTCTTTCGTAATAACCCGCCACTTGAATTCGCCAGTATTGATGGGTTGAGGCGGCGGAAGAATCGGCTTAGTTTCCGGGCGGACGATTTGCGTTGATGCGGTCGTTACTTCCAGTGGCAGACTCGAACAAGCGGAGAATGTCAGCAGTGCCGCTATTAATCCGAGGCTCGATAAGACCCGGTTTAGCCAGTGAGAGCGCGTGAAGATCATGGCGCGCGAGAACATCGTTCAACCTCCGTGCTTCACGGCTCGCTTCAAGTTGAGCCGCAGTAAGCTCAGCGAGCTTCTTCTGAAATGCAGCCGTACTTTCTTTCCACTCATCGAGAGCTTTTTTCTGCTCCGAGATAGTTGCATCCTGGACCACCTTGGCGAGAGTCAGCGAACCAACTTCGGCGAGTGCTGTATCGCGGTCCGACACAACCGACTTATAGTGAAGCCACGCCGCCGCAACCGCAACAATCAAGCCAATTCCGAAAGCCAGTTTGAGCCCGCTCGGGATCATTCCAAGAAGTCCAAACATTAAAACCTCATTTTGATCCTGACCGGGAACAATCTTAAGGTCGCATAAATCGAGCGTTAACCCGGTTAAGGTCGCTTTAATGCTTCCGTAAGACTGATACCCAAGTAGGCACCCACGATAGCTGCTTGTACCCAAAAGAGTCCGACGAGAACCGGAGCCGTGGCGGTCACATTGGCGACAAAGGTTGGACCCCCCAAGAAGACACCCGCTAAGAGGGCCATAGCTTCCACCAGAAGGGCACCAAAACTAAACCAGCCCATGAGCCGCCGGGCCAACCGCCGCCCCCTGTCAAGCTTCTGAGCGGCCTGGACGGGCTGTTCTGTCACCGCTGTAACTCCCGAACTTGCCGGTTAAGCTCGTTCACTAACTGTTCCAAGCGAACGGCCTCTTCAATAAGCCGCCGGTTTCCAGGCTCCCGGTCTAGAGACGCCCGAGCCGCAAGCAAATCAACCTTTGCTTGCCGTAATTCCTGGTTAAGGACGATAATCCGCGTACCCCGACTAAACTGGTCAAGCCCGGCATACTGCTCAATTGATTCAGCCCGCACAGCTTGGACTTCAGTGTTCAACGCCGGACGCGGCCAGTCAAGCTCGTTCCAGGCCGTGGCAACGCCAAGGGTAGCACCTACGATACCGATATAGATGCTAAGCACCTTGGCCCGCTCCTTCAGACTACCCGGCATTATTCGGGATCGACGTTGTACAAATCGTTGATGAGCTTCCACATGGTTACCGGCCACACTGCTGCATGAACAGCGGCCATCTTCCAAGAGGCTCCCGATTTCACAGCGGCCCGACCCGCCATGACACCGACATATACGTAGAACACAACAGCCGCAAGACCTATGGGACTAAGCAATCCAAACATAATTTCCTCCGTTGTCAATGAGTTTGTAGCGTAACAGAAAATTGCCGGGGAATCAAGCCGCCCGGCGACTGTCGTACTTCAAAGTATTCCCTTGGTGGTCTTCCGCAATGACATTGAGACTAACTAACTCGCCAGCACTATAGCGCCGTTTGAGATCGGTTAGAAAGGCTTCAATTCCCTCTTTTTCAGTTGCACCATTCGTGCGGCTAATTTCGATAACCGAGCCCCACGGAAGTCCTTCAGTTGCATTTGTTTTAGACATGGTACTCTCTCTCCATTAAGATGAAATGACAGCCGCTCCTTGCCCGGCGAGCCCCGCTGCCCTGGGCCATGAGAAAACCGGTGTTTGTTGAATGGTGGACGAATGAATCGTTTCCGGAAAACTAAGACCAACATCCCGAGCAATATTATCCGAATGAACACCGCTCTCCGGAATACAAAGCGTCTGAAAGCCGATCAAGGTTTCCGGCGTGTCACTTGGGTCGAGATACAGTAAACGGTTCGGTAAATCGTCAAACGGACTGTAGAGATTTAGTTTATTGAGGGACATCCGAGAAACAAACTCAGAGACCAGAGATTGCACTTGTGACCGGGATGTTAGACGAGCGTATCCTTGCATCATACAAGCAACGACACCCGTCACTATGCCGGTTGCCATGGAGGTTCCCGTGAATACAGCATAAGTGCCGCCGATTACAGCATTGTATATCCGGTGTCCCGGCGCAATTATATGAACTTCCGAGCCGTGGGCAGTACGACTTTCTGCGTCAGTATCGAAAGGCTGGTCTTCAGCATCGGAAGCCGCCACTTGAATGACATCTGCGAGTTCAGCGGGCCGAACCGTAATGGAATCCAAATCGGCACCGTCATTTCCCACTGCTGCACACACAATCATTCCAGCATTAATAAGGTCGGCAAGCGCACTGTCGATAGCAGACGAGTATCCAACGATAGAGATATTAATCACACACGGGTAATTTAACACAGCTCGATCTGCGTACAAGTTTAATGCTTCACCGGCCACTTCAATAAAATCTGTATTGGTTCCGGCTCCGGCTGAATTAAGACATTTGAATGCAAAGATTTCCGAATCCCGTGCTGCCCCGATAGTTCCGCCAGCCGCTAATGACGCGGTTGCTGTGCCGTGCCCGTTATCGTCTTCTGCGTCTCCGGCTCCCGCAACTGCATTGAAATATTCCGATGCCCGGTTTCCAAATTCTACATGGTCTGCTTCAATACCTGTATCGAAAACAAAAACATCGACACCCAATCCGGTCCGGTGCCATTCAAGTTCGAAAGTAGCGGGAAGAGCAAACCGGTTCTTATCGTATAGAGAATCACGAGATAGGATACGAACCAGCCCCCAATTTCCAGTCGTAAATCCTAAATCGACAGTGAGCGATTGGGTAGCAGATGCCGCTTTAATTGGAAGATCATCCGGTTCAACAACTTCAATATACGGATCGCCAAGTAGCGGAAACGCTTCTACTTCCATATCGGGAACACGGAAATGGCGTTTCAGTCCTTTGAAAGGATGAGCGACGATTCCAAATCCGGCTAACGTCGAAATTACCGTTTGAGGGTCATAGCCGTCTGCGATGACAAAAATAATTCCGGGCATTAGCTTCCTACCGGATCACGAACTTCATAAGCGAATGAGGCGATATTGGTGTCAATACTTATCGTGATGTTTACATTTGGCATTTCAACTAAGAGAAGAAGTTCCATACCCGTATCATCGACAATAGCAACATGGTTACCCGTGCCGGTTGCTGTAGCATCCACAGCCGTTTGCGCGGCAACAACCAATTTCCGTCCCGATATATCGCCATCACCGAGACTGAAGTCTCCGCTATCGACAGCAATTTCGGCAAGCTGTGCAGCCGATACACCCGCGTAGTCTACCGGGTCGGCGTCGAGAACGACAATACGCTCGGCATTGTCGATGATGTATTGAAGTTGTGCATCAATCGCATTATCGGATACCCGCCGCATTAGATTAACTCCATCATAAAGGTTACAGAAACATCTGCAAGGGCCGCGTCTTGCGGACTTGGTGCTACAAGTTCAAGTCGGTCCCCTGGCGCAAAATCTTCATCCGAAGCAATTGAGAAAACTCCGGTGTTGGAGGCGATTGCGAAGTCGAGAGAACCGACTGAGACCCCGTTCTTCCTGACATCGAAAACCGCCTCAGCATCCGGGTCTACCCCGGCCCATGTTTCACTTCCAACAGCATCCATGGGCAACCGAAAATCCCGAACAGCCACATGCTGCAATACGAGTGCTCCGTTGCCCGGCAATCCTGGTACGAATACCCCGATATCGTATGGCCGGGCCTGAGCGTCGCTTACTTCATAAACCTCGATACCGAAGAACGTATCTCCGTCATCCATGAGATTAAGTGTTTCACCGGAGCCGTGTGCAAAGATAACTTCGAAATAGTCGGTCTCGGCAACTGTTATAACCGGAGATACTATGAACATAGAAAGTTCGGCCGCTGTCGTTCCCTGCCCAAACCGGAAAGTCGTTTGACCCGGCGAAAATGCCGCTCCGCTTTTCAAGAACTCAAGGCGGCGGCTATGCGCGGCTGCACTAGCTTCCGCAGTCGTCCGAATTCCCGCAATAAGCCGAACTTTTGTAATGCCAGCGGGTATCGTTAGACGAGTCGGATTACCTCCCGCCCAAAAACTATCGGTATCATAATCAGCTAGGTTCCATGTAATGGTAGCCGGTGTCGTAAATCCGGTTGGAACCGATTGTGTAGCATTCTTATGGACCAATGCACCCCGAAACGGAACCGCCCAATTCGCTTGCGACAAGCCGCCGCCATTAATCCAATCGGCTCCATCGAATGTTAGGAAATCTCCGGCTTGTGGACTTGTGATAGTAACATCATCGAGACCGGCAAGAGTGTTACTACCGCCTCCGCCTCCTGCCGCGCCAATGGCGATAAGTCCATCCGTTGTACCATCCGTATAGATGATGAGAGTTGTAGTCGCAACAACCTCAACGGTGCTTGCACCACGAACAACAGTCAGAGTATCCGAACCATCCGCGTTATCAATTAATGCAAACCGCTTAATCGCGGGCACTGTGAGATTGCGCGGAACACTGAGATTTACTGTCCGAAAAAGAATATGTTGACGATATTCATCATCAGTCAACGTTATATTACCCGACGTATAGTCTGAAATCAGGATTTCCGTGACGGCAATATCGAGCCCGTTAGTTGCGTCATTGATGGTCGTCTCTTTGTTATTCTGAGAGACCGCAACTTGTGAAATATCGAGGTTACCCATAATTGCTCCTAGAACGTGATTGTGGCTTCAGCGCCGTAACCACGGCCAACTGCGGCTGACATCTGGTAGACAACAAAGGAGAGGCTGGCCGGAACAGACCCGAAATCGGTGATAATGTCGGCATTGTCATATTGCTTCATAGGAGTGGTACTTGTCAAGGTCCGCAAAACAGCACCCCCTGGACCATCCAAGATGTCGATTTCATAAGCTTCAGTTTCTTCAGCCAACGGAACTTCCCCCACACCATCCCGAAGCTCGCCGCCAACCCTACTCCGGCGAACCCACGACAAGTCAATGTTATCTCCCCCGTCCACTATAGCGTCTAATTGAACCGGAGCATACGGCTTCAGGTCTGCACCGGTAGACGTGAGAGGTTCGATATCTGCATCTTCAGGAAGCTGGCCCCGGCCAACACCTTTATAGAATCGCAAAACTCCCACGGATGTAAGTTGATTTACAATAGCGTTAATCGTTGTAGTCGTTAGGAACAAAAAAGTTTCCCCGTTAGTGTGCGTGTTCACCTGCGGGTCAGTCCCGCGCCGTGCCCGCATGATATTTGTCAGAATGTATGAGCTATCCGGCTGCTGCACCGCATTTTGGAAGGTGATAATCTCCCAATTTTGGATATCCGGATTTCCCACAAGGGCCGCATTGGCGTCACTTAGAAATTCAGATTCCGTTACGCTTTGAAGTTCGCCATCAATAAGAAGTACCCGGAGTTCCGTTTCTTCATCTGTCTGGAACGGAGTAGTTGTTATTGGAAGTTTGTTGATAACCGTGCCATAAGAAACGCCTACAGATTGCCGAAGCCCTGTGTTATTATATGCGAAACCGTCGTTGCTATCGAACAGAATGCCGCCCGGCCAACGGTCCCGAAGACCGTTCATCGTGAAGTACAGCCGCGTACCTGAACCGCCCGTGTTATCGGTATCCCGAAGTAGCGGAATATCCATAAGAAAGAGCCGGGTGAAAGCCGGACCGGGAACGACTTGTTGCGGGAATCCAAGTCCGCCGTCAGCCGTACTATCGGATTCCACAGTTACCTTGTCTTCCGACAATCCTTCGAATGAGACCGTCAAGTCAAGATTGACAACCGCTTTCGTAATCCGGGTACGTAATGTAGCGAGTGCGAACAGATTGTCTAATTCCAAGTTAACAACATCGGCTGGGTCTAAATCTAGGTGCTCCCACGGTGTCCGCCATGAGTAAGTCGTGCGCTCGTTCCACGCCGTGAAGAGAAGCTTTTCGGCAAGTTGTTCGGCTTCTGTCGCGACAAGAACAATGGGAACCGGAATTATAGCTTCATTCCGAGACCTCATAGTAGGAATTGGTTGGCGTACCCGTTTAACAGCCTGAGCACTTTCTTGATAATCCCTGTCATAGTCGATATATGCTACGGACACGCGCTCAGGTAGTTCGACTTCTTGCGCGCGAGATTCTTGAACCACGTCGTTCGTTTCATTTGACGACGGAACCAAATCGTCATCCACAATAGTACGAATTGGGTCACGACCTCGCTTCTTGAATACCACCTTATCATCGCTCTCAACACCGTCAAAGAAAAATGCAGTTGCTACCGGCTCGATAGCACTCCGAGCGGGCATCTGGCGTGTAACCGCATAGCCTCGAATATCGGCGGTAAGTTCCGACGTATCAATATCCGAATTGATATCCAACCCAACCCGTTGAGAAATGTCCCGAACAATCGCTCCATCCGTGGTGCCGAGTCCGGCTTTCCGATTGAGAAAGATTTGAGTCATTATAGCCGGACCGCCACTATTCACAACAACGACACTCTGGGTTTCTCCATCATAAAACCACCGGCCGATAGGATTGACCGTGGGCTGGATTGTCGCCCAATCAAATGCTGTTTCAATAACTTCTCCGGTTATTGTGTCAATCAAACATACGTCATCCGTCGCTGAAACAAAACCAAAAAAACCCTCAAGAACATTCTGAACTTGTCCGGCGTTGAGAGATTGAGACGGAGGATTAGTGTCTACAGCAGATACCCAAACGACACCCTCACCTTCCCGCCACTTAATGACATACGAACCAGTTGATGAATCCCGTGTAACGATGAAAATCAGTCCGCCATCAATCTTATCGAAGATTGGGCCGACAGCATTTCCTTCGCCATCGGTATTCCACACAGACGGGTCAATAGTATCGACTTCTTCACTTTCAACACCATAAGTGCCAACTGTCGGAAGTAACTGAGCTTCTGCACTGATACTGAGTTTATGGATATGCAGGGTACTGTTTCCCGCACCCGTTTGAGTCATAATCCATCCTGTAGCTTCACCGATTTGAACCCGACCTGGGCACATACCGCGAACAGATACAGGAAAATCCGGATCATAATAAAGGAACGACATATCGAATGCGTCGGCGATGCACAAATTGTCGCCTAATACAGTGAAACCCACAAGAAAAAATCGCTTTCCGGGATTTCCGGTGAATGGGTCCGGAGCCGATTTGAGAGTTTCAAGCTCCATCATCATGTTAACGGCTGGAAACGTATCCGGGGGGGCTCCACCAATACTTGCGAAACCGAAACGGTCTACTTCATTCAAAGTATTCGGATCAATTTTAATCCACGGCCGCGTGTTTGAAGCCGTGGCGGTCATGTAAATATATCCGCTTTCCCCGGAAACCATTTCACCAGCAGAAGAAAGACTCTCCGCCGTGTCAAATAAATCCGCTGTAATCTGTTGACGAATTTCTTGAAGTGTATCCAGGTCATAAACCCGTAGACCTACGTTAGAACCGGTAGCCGCCATTAGATAAATACGCCGACGTTTGAAATCTATCGCCATATCGTCAAGCTGTGTGTTACTAAACAGTCCGCCTTCACCGATAGTAAAATCGTTTGAAATGCGGTCACTCGTTGCATCTTCCGTGAGGAATGCAATTTCAGCATCGACTTTAGGTACGCGACCGCCATAGCCAGTGACATCAAGACCCGTGAATACGATATACACCAACCCCCGATGACCCGGAACTTGACCGACTCCTTCTTTTGCTTCAATTGTGGGATCAGGAAGTTGTGTTTCGTCTCCGTTATAAAAATGAAACGACAGACCTGTCTTCTTAGTGATTGTCTGACCCCGCTTATCGTATACAAGTTCGTTATCAAACCAGAGACGCAAGACATCCTCTGCCGGACCTGTGGCAAATCCAAACGCAAAGTCGGTGAAGTACGAGTAGGTGACATGAACTTGAGTTGGTCCGCCAAGCCCGCCTTTGCCGCCTGAAACCTCTTGCTGGTTCGCAACTTCCCGAACACCACCATGCCAGATAAGATTTCCCGATATTTTGACCGTACCATAAGCCAAATGGATTGGCGCTCCATATGTCGATGAAGAGATATTAAGGTCACCGAGGCGCGGGCCTTCCGTGACCACAGGCGGGTCCGGAAAAAGAATGCGCCCAAGAATTGAGCCAAGAATATAGCCCGTGTTCGCCCCAATCCCGGTAAACGAACCGAGAGCCGCACCACCAAGTCCGAAGGCCAACTGAGCCACTTATTTCTCCACGTCAGGAAATTCAAAACAAAAGATAGGACGCCCAACTATAGACCGCGTTGTCTCTAGAGATTGTTCTACTACTTTCCGAGCACCTACATGAGCATGAATGACACTCGGCTGTCCACGAAAAATCGTATGAATTCCGCAATGGCACGGGTGCCGTCCTTCCGCAAAAATAAGAACATCTCCCTCTTGCATTTTCGTAACTGGTTTTGAAATCAGATACTTCCGAAAATGGTCTACGAAAGTCCCATCCGGGCGGCGGGGATAGTTTACATCCTCATAACAGAATAAATGAAATTTGGCTCCGACAAGAACCGGGAGCCCTGCGCAATCAATTCCATTCTCCCGCGTCCGGCCCTGATGCCGCCATGGAACACCGACCCATGACCGTGCTTCGGAAATAATCTCTGCCCTCGTTACCATTTCTATTTCTTCCGTCCTGCTGAAGATGCGTCTGGAACCCGGATAACGGAAAGAAACGCATCCGGTCCGGGAACATACGGCTCTCCCCGAAAGTTCACTACGTTGTCGAATTTGGCGATACATGTTGATAGCTTTTTATCACACCCAGCATATATTGACAACTTGTCTCCCACTTCGATATCGAATGGCATTGAGAGAAATAGCGTAACGGTGTTTGTACTCTGTATCCATTCCTTAACTTCCATCGCCAAGTTCTCGTTGTTGCCGGTATCAAACCGTACCGCTCCAAATTTGAACCAGTTATCTACAGCCCTAGGCTCGGTTACAGAAATAGTAAAAGTGCGATTGTCCGTCACTCCGGTAACTTCGGCAGCCCGTGTCCAGGCTTCAGCCGCTTCGAATACCGCCGACCCGTCTAGAGTCTGGTTTCCAATTACTGAATCGTAGTCCGGGTAACCCGCGCCAGTAAGACCCGCCGTTATGCACTCGTAAATCAGGTCTTCAAAATCTTCCGTTATGAGGACTTCGATAGCCGCCGGGATATCGTCAACAGTATGAGCGGCCACGGGCGGGGTAAAGTTTGCCGTGTAGAGAGGAAAGCCCACAACAAGCTGAGCATCGTCAATGAACCCATCTAGCGGAAGATCATCGAAGGACGCGGATCGAATTTTTCCGAGGTATAGTACACTCGTTGAATTGAAAATTGACGTGGTGTTTGAAGTAGTGCTACCGACTTGTACACCGTCAACGAAAAGCCGAACGTCTCCCACAAAGTCTCTGGTCACCGCAACGTGATACCATGTATCGACCAAGAACGTAAAAGAGCCCGCTATAGAAACATCCAGTGCCGTTCCGCTATTAGACCACCTAATGCGTAACTCGTCTCCATTCCGCTCAAAAATCCAGGCCCGCTGGTTACCCGTGTTGAGATATTGAGACATGATGACCTGAATAGTCGAAGTCAAATCCTTAAACCGAACCCATGCTTCAATAGTGAATGACCGGGTTCCGATGGTGTACTCGGCATTATCCGGATAGCTGACGAATGCCTGAGACGGGTCCGCACTACCTGACGGAGAGAACTCGATTGCACCGCCGCCAAACATAGAAACCACCGATTGCACCGTCGCCTGAGTACCGAGGGTAGCTGTAGCGCCGTTGACAGAGATATCTTCCGCATCGGTATCCCCCGGCACTAGAAGGGTCGGGATGTACAAGCCCGCTAATGCCGGGCTCATCCGAACGAAATCTCCAACAACGTAAGCCGTATTCCGCAACACTACCGGCGGAAGAATTGGAACCATACACCGTTCATCACCCAAATCTGCCCGACATTCCGGCTCGTAAATCTCCACGATATTTTGGCTATACGCTTGAGTTAAACCCCGAAGTTCAGTCTGGAAAATCCCGCTGTCAGAATACAAAACCTCTCCCAGCCGTCCGCGCCTTAGTCGTAAAACGCCCTGTGCCAAATCAACGTAATTCACTACCATAACCCGAACTTCCGCAAAATCGAATAGCCCGGCGCGAAGTTCATGGTCCGTCAGAGCAGTGCTATCGAGAAATCCCTGTACGTCAAGGTTATCGACTGCTAACCCGACTTGATTTGCGACAGCAGTACGATTATATCCAACCGCAGCTTCATACGTATTACCCTCGAATACAATATCTTCGTCATGATCAGTAAAGAAAAATTCTTCACCATCCGTGCGCGTCAACCGCCACAAAGTAGCAAGAGTTGTTACTTCCTGCCCGAGATGAGAAGCTAAACCGCCTGAAAGTGTTTTCGGCATATTAAACCCGGATTTCTAAAAGCTTGATGTTCGGGAGCGAGATCACCGCTTCTTCATGGAACACTTCGGTACTGATTTGCAACATATCCGTATCGAACCGAACCGGTACATCGAACTCTGTTATAACTTCTACAACCTCTTCTCCACCCGGTCCACTGCCGCCCGTACTTGCTGGCGGCGTAGTAAATGTGATGAGGCCCGTATTGATGTCGATAGTATAGTGAACACTCTCTGTTTGAAGAACACCATCGAGATAGACCCGGTAGGTTCCATCGACAACCTTGTTAATCTCACGGTCGAAAAACAGCGCGCCAAACTCGTACCGCTTGAAAATTTGAAACTCGTCATTAGCATCGTCACCTAAACCGATGGGTTGCCGAGTATCTACATCGAAAGTAAATGTGTCTCCGATTTGAAAATCCGAAAAATCCTTGAACCGGAACCCGTCTGCTTTTCCGCCAACAATATAGAACAGGTTAATCGCACCCTCAAGAAGACTCTTATGTGTCATTCCATAACTGATATCCCATTCACCGCGTGACCGCGCCCAATCCCGGTTCCGACGCTCGAATCCGGATGAGAGCGTAATGACGGTCGTTTTAAACCCCGGTCCGCCGATTGCACCACGTTCGATGTCTTCTGGAAGCCGTGCATTATCGAAGAAAGCCATTAGCCATTCCTCAAATTAGCGCGCCGCAAAGCGATCTGTGCATCATTCATAATTTGGCCCTGTGACCGACGAAAACTATTTGCATCTGGTGTCATTACCGTGAAGTTAACATTCACCGGCCGTGCATGTCCTTGACCCGGCCGAGCTACAGATACATTCTCTCCATCCCGTGCCCGAAAAGCCACAAGCCGATTATCCACGCCCGGAAGCTGGCCCAGCGAGTTGCCCGGTCCTACATTGAAGCTTCCACCGCTTGCAAAACCGGGAAAATCGAATGGTAACTGTCCACCACCCCCACCGCTACGTCCAAACAAATTACCAAAGACATCGCCTAACAGAGAACCGCTAGTCTTTTGTCCAAGACCGAGCGCCGCACCAAGGTCAGCAATAAGTGCTTTGACAGCGCCCCGTAAGAGTTGTTCATGGATATCTTTAGCAAGAGTTCCAACTTGAATACGCCCGGTTTGCACAAACTCTACAACCGCGTCTTCGGCCGACTTAAACGCCGTGTTCATCGCATCTTCAATAGCAGAAGCAACATCTTCAACTTCCCGCTGAAGTTTCAAAAACGTCCGTTCGATGCCAGAGCCGAGATCGACTTGATCTTCAAGAAACGCTATTTGAATATCCCGAATTTTGCGCAAAGCTTCTTCAACCGAACCTGCGCCGTTGAGGACAGCTTTCCATACTATTGTTATCTCTTCTTCCATAACAGCTAAATCTGTACTAAATCCGGCTAGATTACGTTGTACCCGCCGAAGAATCTCTTCATGAGTTAACCCAAACTGTTTAGCCGTATCAATCCCGGCCTTTTGAGCCTCTGCCACAAGCTCTTGTGCAACTTTTAATTCGAAAAACTCTTTTGCCAAGGGGGAAATTTCCTGAAGCAAAGATTTGTAGGCTCCCTTCAACTTCTGAATATCGCTTAGGTTACCCCCGACTGCTTTCGGAAGCTTCCCCTCCAAAGAAGCTAAGAGCGCATCCAGATTGATGGCTCCGGACGTAAAGCTCTTCAAAAGATTGATAAGGTCTTCCACTTTTTGTTTTGTAATTTCTAACGGATCAGACCGCTTGATTTCATCAAATGATTCGATGAAAAATTTCTTTACATTGGCTGCGGCTCCCGCTGCATCGTTTTCAATACGACCGAAATCCACAAATTCAATATCTATTCCTGGAAGATTATTAAGCAGAGAAATCGCCCCATTCACCGCTTTCTCGAAATTCTCAATCAAAAAGTTCGCAGCCTGAATAGCAATGTCCTTAATTGCCCGAGGAAGCTGACTGAAGTTTTGTATGATGGTTTGAACCGCCGCTCCGGCTCCCGCAACGACGGTATTGAAGACATTACGAATACCGCCAAGACTATCAATTACGGCTTCAATCCTGTCGCGCAAGAGAAAGAACGCGACTACCAATCCTCCGATAATCAAAGCTCCCCCAATGAACAACGGGTTTAAAAAGACTGCCCGAGCTATCGCCACTAGAGCAATCCGAATTCCGCCCAAAATGCCTTGTAGAGCCGCTAGACCCAACCCGGCAGTCCGCATTACTACGAACCCTGCCGCAGCCGCCCGACTAACTCCGGCCAAGAGAACCAGAGTAAGAGTCACTGCCCGCAGCGCCGCCATGGCTGCCGTTACACCAAGAACGGCCGTCCGGAGACCGCCCATGATCACAGTGATGCCGATAAACCGCGCAAACTGCGCAACAGTTGCGAGAACCGTTGTCCCGAGTACCCTCATAATTCCCAAGAGAGGAACCGCAGCTTGAACAGCTAAAGTGAATGGTAATACCAAAACCCGCCCGAGACTCACGAATGATGAAAGTGCGAATCCTACAAGTAGGGCTAATGTGCGATGCAATACTGCCACTTGAGCAATCAAGAAATTGAATGCAACTATCCCTACCAGAGAAGCTAGAGCAACAACTACCTTGTCAATATTATCAGCAATAACAATTAGGCTATCAGCAAAGAACCGACCGGCACCCGTAGCCTGGCTCAACTTTCCGAAAAAGAATGTAAGTGAATTGCTTAGAACTTCGAATCCTTGTCCAATGGTCTTAGAACTATTCTTGAACTCTTCCAAAAGCCGAGGCGCTTCTTTCCGAAGAGCTTCGACAATATCCCGCGTCTTGATGATGCCCGGATTTGCTTTGTTGAAAGCAAGCAACTCTCCACCAGCAATTCCGAATTGCCGTCCGATAACATCGGCCAAGAACGGCAAGTTCTCGACTACCGACCGCAACTCATCGCCTTGGGTCACACCTGAAGCCAATCCTTGGGCAAACTGCCGAAGACCGGCTGCGGCGGACTGAGCACTAGCTCCTGACAGGGCCACAGCAATATTCACAAGTTCAGTAAGCTCAAGAAGTTCTTTGTAATCTAGCTTCAATTTTCCGGTAGACTGAGCCAAACGCTGAAATACAACAACTGTTTCCTCAAACGATTGCCGTGTCTTTTGAGCGATTAAAAATAGAGCATCTTGGACAGCCGTCAACTCCTGAACATCGTTAGTAACAAGCCGTAGCCGGTTACCCAATGCAGTAAACAAGTCAAGCTGCTGCGCAATACCCGCCACAACGCGCGCCGATGCCACGACAACGAGAGCCGCCCGCATGAATGCCAGGGCACCCCGAGTTGTAGAAGCTTCCTTTCCGACGCGGTTAATCGCCCGCTGCGTCTGTCCGAGACCACGGCTGGTGATAATAATTTCTAGGCGTTCTGTCGCCATCGAATTACTTCTTCCTCAAAATCCGCGCACCCAAAACCAAAACCCGGCCCGCCTGAGTTGCACGCTGTAGCATCATATCCGGCCCTACGGTAGGACCGCCATCATTCAAAATACCGATATACGATACGTTGTTCGTAATATGGATTGACCGGTTCCGCTTAGGGCTAAAACTACGAATCACCGACGCTTGCTGGTTCAAAGCTCCGGCGGCATTGGCCCCTTCGCCCCCACCTAGTTTACGACCCGGAGCATACGGGGGGACCGTGCCAGTGAACGGCGCATCCAGAGACGCAACCCAATTCGACCGGGCAAGACCGGTATCCACCCGAGTTGTCTGTACGGCTACTTCTCCGGCCTTCCTAGCTATCTCACGCATAAGGACAGTTACAGCTTCGCCGATTCCGGCGGCATACCGCTCCATAATAAGAGGAAGATTTTCGAATGGCTGCGCCATGGACGCTACCTGCGCTTACGAAGTTGTGGTGGATGAGCCCGCAAGCTCGCCGCCGTCACCGGCTTACGTGTTGCAGTAACCTGCATCGGCACCTTCGGAGTAATCTTTTTTTCGTTAGTCCCGGTTTTCCCTTTTTTATGCCGGTAGTCAAGATACGCAATATCCATCCGCTTGACCACAGCCGATAGATAGTCGATTTCGTCTGAATCCCGGATTCCATGGGCTGCGGCATACTGATAAATTGCCGTCCACGGAATAGGGCCTTCTGCCATGCCGAGAGCCCGACAAGTCGTAAGCTCCCAAAAAGCATTATAGAAGAATTGCAGCCCTGTTAGCAACAGGGGTTTATTCTTTATCTTGTCCGGGATCGGCATCTTCTGACGCCGAGCCTGTTCGATGATCATCTGCTCAGTCGGCCCCTGCTCTAGATCATAGAGAAGGACCGCAATTAGTTTCCCGCGTCGGCCTCAACCTGCGTTACACGGAAGTTAGCGAATTTCATCGCTTGCTCACGCACGTCCGTAAACAGGTCAGGAAGGTCTTTGAAGAGCTTCGTCACATTCTCGCGAGTGAACGCTAACTCATTTCCTTCCCGGTCCTGTACCCCTTCCCATCCAAGCACTACTGTTTCAGCAAAAGCTTCGAGTAGAAGGTCGTTAGCGACAGTCTCATCCATAGTTCCGGCCTCGAATTGCCGCCGGTATGGACGCATCTTAGTTTCCAGGGCCTTGGCGAACCTAGAATTTGCACCGCCAGCGCGAGCGATTTTGATTTTACCACCCTTGCCGTAGTTTAGAACAATTCCGTCCTTCTCCAACTCCTTGTCCGTACCGAACAAGTCATATAGCGACTCAGCCATCATCGTCTCCTATTTTTAGGGGATTGTGGACGGAAGAAACCCGCTCCGTCCCGGCGGGATTAATCGCGCCAACCTTCAATACATCCTGAAGGTCCGCCGCCGTTACGATACGTCAGCCGCATCCGGAAGGTAATCATAGAACACCATCAACAGTGTGTGATTGAACACACGGTCTGCCGCCGCAGGCATAGAGAGCGGTAATGTGATCGGTTGGTCCTGTTCGATGTTCAAACGACCATCGCCGAGAGCGATAAGCGGCACGTCCACCGCGATACCCTTATTTGCCTTGACCAAGATGAAGTCCAGAGTTACGTCGGCATTGTTGCGCACGGCTTGCACAGCAGAAACGTTAGCGAAGTAAGCCGTCGCCGTACCCTCAACGTTAAACTGGCCTGCCGTTACATCAAATGCACCGAGAACCGAGATGGCCTTGTTCGGGCTCACGTTGTTGTTAATCGCAACCGTGAATTCAGTCAAAAACGCAAAGAGCGGAAGCGGATTCGAATCCGCCGGGTCTAGAACCGACATCTTCAACCGAGCAAAGTCGTTTGACGTGTTGAACGCATCACCCGATACAAGGGCAGGGCGGTCTCCCGCTTTCGGACCCTGTGCAGCCGTGCGTTGCTCGTTATCAGTAGCGACGAAACTCAAATCCACCGTAATCTTGTCCGCCGTGTTGAAATTGAACGTCAACTCGTTAGACACGGCACCAACTAGATACTCGGACTGAAGCGCGTCGATTTCCGCGTCATCCGGAGCGCCAAGAAGCCGCTCAAGATTGTATGAGCGCCGAACCTGAAGAGTCGGTTCAGCTTCATTCTTTAGAACACGACCGAAGAATAGCTGCACAGTTTCGGTTGTGCTAGGTTCAGTGACCATCGTATCCTGGGTCTTGTCCAGGGTTAGAATGTCGTGTTCAACAGACTTGACGCGGGCAAACCCGTTATTCGCCGGAGTAGCGAATGCGAGACTTGCGCTGTCTCCGCCGATGAAAATCCACTCGCCGGGAATCAAACCAAGCGTGGTGAAGGCCATGCCCGCACCACCGGCCAAGGTCGCGTCGATAGTTGAGTTAGGAATATCGGTAGCTAACGTAATGAGGTTACCGACAGCGCCCGGAACCCGTGCAGTAAATGTCAACACTTCGCCGGTCAAATTAGTTGCTTCGACGGTCGTGTGCGGCGAGGTTGTGCCTACGAAATACTCTGTGCCCGGCGTACCCGTACCGTTAATAGCGTGCTGAAGGTTTTCCAACGCCTCTGCATCGCTTGCTCCGATAAGGATATCATTTGCCACGGCGATAGTTGTTTCAAAAGTATATACAACTCCGTCGATGGTTACAGATGTTTCGTCGGTGATGTCGTCTGCCTCTGCATCGTTGGTATCGAGTGTTCCGGTTGCAGCAACCACTGTGCTCAATAGCTGCGGCAAAACGCCTGCGCTGTCTACATCGAGTTCGCCCGCATTAAATTGATGACCCGCAACCACAAGTAGGTTATCCGCTGGCGGAGTCTCGTCAACTAGCGCACCATCGCTAACAGTGATGCTGGTATCCGGAGTAACGACTTCAACGAGTTTCAACCCGTTGTTTGCAATGTTGGTGAAGCCGTTAGCGAATACAAGGCTGCTGACATAAAAGCCCTCAGTCTCCGCAAGACCATATACTCCTTCAGCGCCAGTTTCAACATCCGTAGCAACTTCCTCACCCTTCCGGCGAAGATCGGCAAACATGAAGCCCTGAAGAATATCCTGAAGATTATCCTGGGTCAGATCGGAGTTAAGCCCACCAGACGCATCCAAGTCAACCACCACACCCTTTTGGCGCTGGCGACCGGCGTTAATCGGGTTCCGGGCAACCGTAGTGATCTCGCCGCCGAAGGAATCGTAGCTGTTCGGCTCAAGAGCGTGCCAAACCGGAGACCCCGGAAGGACGCCGAGAGTGTCTTCCTCTGCGTACCGAAGGCCGGTGTTGTTACTGTCAATCTTGTTGACCTGGACCATAGCGATGGGCTCCTTACTTCACCGAATCGTAATCGAAATCTACCACGACATTCGTCTGAAACCAAACCCCGCTCTCGCCAATCTCGACAACATTCACGTTGCGAAAATATATGCGGTCCGGTCCGGTACTCTGACCTTCAAAAGCATCCCTAGCAATAGTAGCAAAAGAATCGGCGTCTGACAAGCCGCCTCCGGTAATCGTGAAAATCTGGACTGTAATCACCCCAAACCGCCGAAACCGCCTGTTTCCTACCTCTCCCCCTACTGATACCTGCCCGCCAGCGGGGGTGTGCCGAATAGTAATCCGGACAAAGGGGGCATCCTCCGGAACACCCTTGACCTTATCGTCATACAGAAGCGCCGGAACAGGGGGCGTTTGAGCATTCCACAGAGCCGTGAAGTGGTCTAAGATTTCATCCCGAGCTTCATTAACTGTCGGAATTGGCATTACTGCCTCACATGAATATCATACAAAACTTTATCAACACCCGGTTGGATGACCCGAACATCTACAATTTTCCAGCGCACTGTTCCGTCAAGAACCATGTCGTAATCCTCAACGGCATTATCTGAAAAACCGGCTGCGACCTCTACTGCGCTTGCTGCCGCGAGAACCCTCTTATCGCCACGCCGTACTAACGTCCCGTCGAAATCCTCTTTCTCAAATTCGGTAAACACTCCAATGATTGAAAAAATGACTTCAGACGCCCCGGTACTTTCACGCCACGGCTTCGTCGGATCGGTCGGGTTCCCTTGGTCCAAACGAACCAACGTCATAGCCCGGCCGTTCTCTGAAATCAACCGTTGCGCTGTGGCCCGCATATTGGCGATATTAATCGCCATGGTTAGTCTCCCCGGCCTAGCCGAATAGACATCGACGGATGAAGCAACTCTTCAAGCCATAAATCGGCACGCGGATAATCCGGAATATTCAAGTCATCTACTAGAGATGACTTTACGCCAACGGCACGCTCGCCCGCCCGACTGCGGTCCGAGTACCATTGCTCGGTTTCAAGGGGACCAACCCGTTCCCGATTACGCACGATCTGACCACTTACGCCGCCACTAATCTCACCGGTATCTTCGTCAATAGTCGCGAATGGCCGTGCGGGAATAGGAAGAAGCTCATTACCAATGAGCCGAAGAACAATCAGCGCGTACTCTGCCACAGCTTTTTCAAGCTGCCGTGGCACACCGTCATACGGCTCATTTAGAAGGAAACCATCATTGTCAAAGGCGCTCAACCGAGGCCACTCTAATCCTTGCTGGTTTATGAGACGAGTACCCAAGAACCTACGGCCAAAGCGTTGGTCAACGTAATCCGATGCTTTGACGACAGCACCTTCTACCTCTTCTTGAGAATAGAAAGTGACATCGCGACTCCGACCGTCATGATGGTCCCGGAAAAATGCCTCCGTGATATAGGCATTTGCATTTTCGAGACCGGTGCCGTCTTCAACAGTAAAGGTGAAAGCCATACCCGCCTGCCTTCAGGGCAGGGGATTAACCCGTGCCCCGATCCATACCCTTGATCGCGCCCGTGTGGCTCTTAATCGCTGCGTTAGGGTGCGGCTTGCGCTTCGCACCATGAGCGATATTCTTCTGGCTCGGACCATTACGAGTCATACCAGAAGAAGCCACATGCGCCCGGCCGGAGTTCATGAGATTTCCGTATGCGCCGCCCGCCATGGTTCGTCTCCTGAGTTACAACGTATTATTCAGCAATTGCGTGATGGACACGCTCGCCGCCGAATACCGTGATGTCTACCCCTTCAGCATCATCATATGTTGACGCCAACCGGTTAGCATTGAAGTAACCGACAGGTAGTTTGCCCGCACCAAGTACGGCATTTATAACCGTGCGCGCCCGTGCTTGCACGAGGGCATCTGTGGTGTCAACGGCATCGTCAATGGCGATAACAACGCCAACGATACCATCAACCAAAAAGTCGCCCGGATCGACAAGGCGCTCAACAACGTGTGCTACGATAGCCATGGTTTCTCTCCCTTTTCGAGATTACGGCACATGAAGATAATACCTTAAAATAAGAAGGTAAGCAAGACCGCTCCGAGCATTGCAAACTGCTCACGATTGCAATACAAACTGAACAACAAAGAACTCATTTCCGCTTCCGTTTCCGTCCTTTACGAACTTTCACTGCACCAGTATGAAGCTCACGCTTCAACTTGCCTCTCTGACGACCCGAGAGCGGACTACCTGAGGATAGCAAAAACCGAACCTGTCGCTTGCTCTTCGTCTTAGCCACGCCGTAAATCCTTACAAATCAGCGGCTATCCTCTCTAATGCTTTGTCCCGAGTCCAACCCGGCACAGCCGCTTCCACATCTTTACGAGTCGCACCCGCACGCCCAAGAACTTCATCAATCACCGATAACTTCGGAAGACCGGCCTGAGTCCAGTGATCTACATTATCGGGGTCTAATTTCATAACCGCCGCCCGAAGCGTCTCACTCGGAAGTACCGTTGGCTCCGTTGGCGGTTTTAGCGAATCCGCTTCCTCGAAATTGGGAACCCCGGCGTCCGTGTGTCCGTTCCCCTCGGAACGAAGCCCGGCTTCCCTTTGCGCGGAACCAGCATGTCCGCTGACTTCATCGACTTGCGACGGGGTAAATTCTCTCCCATCCGACTGAACGTTGCCCGAAAGAGCTTCTGCCTGCCCACTCCGCGCATCGCCTTGAACTTTACCTGCGCCATTTTCTTTCTCCACCGCTGCGGCATACTCGGGCGTGCCCTTAGCATATGCCTGCCAATGCGATAGATACCGAATTACAAACTTCGCATCCTCCGGCTTAGCGACGATCTGATATTTACCGGCGATAAACTGATGTCCGCCGATGTTCATACTCTTGCCGTTTAACGGACCAAACAAATGAAATTCATACCTCATCAAATTCGATGCGGGCATTGTCATCTCCACCAACTAAATCACGGGCATTACGCCTCTAGGTTCTCACGAAAACGCCCGCCGGACGCTAGGCGACCAAACGGGCGTTTAACTCACCATAGTCCCCGACCTAGGACTGATTACTGCTTCAGTACACGCAATACGTTTGGTTGAACCACCGCAGCCGCCGCCGGAATGGCAAATTCCAGATTATCCGCCGCCACGCCGCCATCGGTGAGAGCACCGACTAGACTTGGGACAGCCGTACCATTCTTACGAAACTCGACAATCATATTTTTGTCACCGAGATCGTCATTACCCCCGCCGAGTGCTACGATGAAAGTCAAATCGGTTGCACCGATACCCCCCTCACCAAGATCAACAGAGGCACCATCAATCTGCGCGTCAGCATTAAGCAGACCAACCGCCATGGCAAACAGAGCGGTATAATCCACACCACCATTGCTTGTAAGATTAAAGGTTGCGTCATCACCGCCGGTGCCGCCAGTAACTGCAACTGGATTGCTCGGCAACACTGAATACTCACCCGGATCAACAAGTTCAATACCGTCCACTACTCCCGCGTTAATCGAAGTCACTCGAAGTGTAGCTGCACGAGAAGCAGTACCACCACCAACGGTCAAGATGTCAGCCGCTGTATAGCCTGTACCGCCTGCTTGAATAGCCACGGCATTCGCGCCAAGACCCGCCACTGCATCAGTAACGGCTTCTACATCAATTAAAGGAACAGCATCCCAAACGCGAACATGAAGACTGTAGCCTTCCATGTCGGTTTCAGCCACAATCTCTGTTGCGGTTCCAATGGCCGTGAAAAGACCCCGAGCATCCTGACCAAACTGAGCATCGGCTGCCGCCAGGGCGTCTTCTGCATCGGCAGCAAACACAACAGCTACGTTACCACCGACATAACCGGATGCGCCCGGTTGTTCAACAGGAAGCTCAACAAGAAATGCTGGCATGAAATTATCCTCTGTAAAGTCTCACCGCATGAGAAGGGGGCCGACTATGAAGTCAGCCCCCACTTCCTCATGTTAGTTGGTGATGCCCGTGGCTGCCGCGATGCCAAGCTCAGAGAATAGAGCGAGGCCCGAGTACCACTTCACACGCCAGATACGCTCGTCCTTGGTCTCAGATTCGCCAACATCAACAACGCTGATGCCTGCGGCATTCTGAGCCGTTAGACCGGCGATACCGTGCTGCCGTGAGCCATCATCGAAAGTACCGGCAAAGAACGTGGTCGTGGTCATGTTGCCGCCGGTCGTCTGGTTGATCGGAATCCAGTCGTTGCGGAAAATCGGAATACCACGATAAGCCGGAACAGTCTCGCCGCTCGGCATCTCCACCACGTCATTGATGCTTGCGCCGCCAAGAGCACGGAGCAATGACATCACAGACCGAATGGTCCGGGCGTGCATGGCGAAGTAGTCCACCGCGCCATCCTTGTCCACAACCAAGTCCATCAGCGCGTCCATGCGCTCGAATGACAAGGCGTCACCCGAACCGCCGGTTGCAGCAATGGTTTGGCTTACCGGAACAAGAGACAACAGGCCAGGGAACGAGAAGTTCGAACCGTCGCCGTTGATGAGAAGGTTCTGGTACTTCCGACCGGCGCTCTTTGCCTTTGAGGCAATCTGAACCGCCGTCTGGTCGTTACCGTCGCCCGAACGCGTAGCCTGAATAAGGCCGTTCACTTCTGCGTCACCCATGATGGTGGTCAGAGTGCTGGTAACCTGAGTGAAGGTTGCCGCGTCCTTCGCAGCCGCACGCTCAACAGAGTTCGTGCCGGATGCGCCTGGACCAATCACACCGTCTGTGTTACCAATACCGACAGTCGCAACCGGGCCAAGAGCATTCTCACGGTTGTAAGCAAGCGCGTTACCGTCGATACCATCGAACGGCAGCATCTCGAACATCCGATTCACAGTGACGATGTTCTCGATAACTCCGGCTACAAGCTCATCCTGAGCGAGCTTTGCCGATTCAAGAAGCGTAACGGAAGCCATGATGATTCCTCCTTGGGCTCTTCCGAAGTCCACGATACCGGCATGAGGCGCGACATCACGTCGCCTTATATCGGTCTCTTTGGATCACCCGCCGAGAACCATCACCCCGTGTCAAACAAGACACGCCGTAAAACTCACGAATAATATACGACAAGAAAGGGGGACTGTAAACCCCCCTTCGTGTTACGGATGATTTTTCTTATACTGCCCCTTTTGAAGACCGCGTGAAATCTTATCTGTTGCGGACATAGAGTCTTCGGCACGCTGTGTGACCACGCGATTTTGCGAGCCCGGCTTTGCTCCGGAACCCGGAGCCGCTTCACTCTCGAATGCGCGGTTAAACCCTTCTTGTGTCTTCATCTCGGTAACAAGGTCTGCAACCGACATAAAGCCGCCCTTACCATCTACCCGGAAATCACCTTGTTGATCGACAACACGGACAACAAAGTCTTCGCCGTCCTGTACGACCTTAGCGTGCTCCTTCACATGTGGAAGAAGAAGCTGGATACTTCCCTTTGCAGCAGCCAATGCTGCGGTTGCCGCCTGATCGACAAGATACCGCTCTAGCGCACCCTTCATCTTTGCGTTTTCGACATCCTTAGTCGCTACGGCTTCTGAGAGTGCCCTGGCGTGATCAGCTTTGATTTTATCAAAGTTGATTTTGATGTCTTTACCGTTCTTCACTTGAGAGACCAAACCCTCAAGATGAGCTTTCAAAGATTCCAATGGGTCATCTTCGCTGACTCCCTCGGCTCCGAAACTCTTCAGAAGCTCAAGGACACCTTGCTTAGTTACCCGACGACTTGCGGATTCAGCATTGGCTTTAGACAGATCGCCACGGGACTTCGCGAGCGCATCGTTAGTACCGATATACGCTTCGACAATACCTTTTGCAGTGTCGGAAATTCGGAAGACCTTTGTGCCGTTCTCTTCAACTTCGGCATACAGGCCGCGATAGTTCTCGGGAACAGTTGCGATATCCGCAACCGTGAGATTCTTAGCAAAATCGAACATCATCGTCTCCATTGTCAGTCGTACAGGATCACCCTGCCGACGAAGCTAGTTGTCTTAGAGTAGAACAGAACATGATTTAATTGTCAAGCCCCTTGTTCTTCATGCCGAACGAAAACATAAACAGGAATACCGGCGTCACTTATTGCCAGCCATGCAGAACCAAATTCTCCCACATGAATTTCTTGGACCAAAACGATACCAAGGTATTCCAAGGGACCATCATCTGTTGCGAAACCATCCCGAACAAAAATACACATATTATCTTGGGCATCCATGTACGCCGTAACAGCAGACCAATCCGCTGTTTTCGTGGCTGTATCTGAGAGCGCCAGAAGTTTTACCGCACTCTCTTCATCGAGACATACGAGTGACGTAGCTCCTTGCTCACCGGGCTCAACAGCATTTGCGAAACTAATGGCGATAGCCAAAATTAGAGCAGTTATCGCGCTCAATCCAAGGGTAATTTTGCCCCACCGAATAACAGTAATAAGCCGCTCAGGAATGTTGAACATCGGATATCTCCTTTTCAGCTAAACGCCGCTCAGCACGACGATGGCGTTTCCAAAATACACGTTTAACCCACCGAAGATGTTTCCACCATTCGGGAGACCGCACTAAGTGCCCCTTCTTAACGTGAGCCATCATCCGACACGCGTCACAAGTCCTTTCAACATCTCGGATGCCCGATCACCAAGAACCGCCCGTAAGCGTACTTCAAATGACGGGCTGTTCTTGATCGCGGTATACACTTGACCGATTGAGATGTTCGTCAGCCGACAAGCCGATGCAACCGAGTGGCCCCGCTCGACATGATGGAGCAAGCTCTCCTGCCACGCTGTCCGTACTTTTATCTGTGCCATCAGTCACCCCGTACTGTAGTGATCATCTCTTTAGACGGACCCGGCTTAGGGTCCAAGACGATCTGCTTTTGATTCGCATGAACTTCGATAGCATTCTTCTCCCACGCATCAGCATTAGGAGCCGTCATCGGAAGAACCGCCACACCGAACCTGACGTTAACGTTGGTATCGCCGCCTTTCGGCGCGTACATATCCGGACGAAGGCCACGTAAACGAAACATCAGAAGCGCGTCAGAATAGATAACTTCATAGGCGACAACTTCGCCTTTATACAGAAGGGGCTTCTTTACCCCGTCGATAGCTCGCCGGTCAGCTTCCGCTTCGAGTTCATCCGTCATAACCTTCTGCCCGAGGGATAGGGCTTCGTCCCATTGGCGAGCGAACTCATCATCTTGTTTCCGCATGTTATAAACATACGACGGATTAATATAACCGACAGCACGGGCTGAGCGATTTACATTACCGGTTTCCCGCAGTAACGCTAAAAATTTCGCCAGTTTTTTCTGGCTCCCTATTTGTTTGGTAGTAAGTTCACCGCTCATCACTTCCTCGTAAGATACGCCACTAGTTCAGGGTTATCCCTAAGAGCGTCAGTCAGCCATTCGCCGATTATCAATACGATCTGTTCTTCTTTTTCCTCTTTAAAAAGGTCACTCAATCCGCTACGGTGCATAATTGCATGAAGAAGTTCATGTAACACTACAGTACGCTCAAAATGGTTGGGCAACCCTTTCTTAATCCGAATACGGTTATGCCGCCGGTTAAAGTCCCCACTTGAATCATCGTCATCAACCTCATCGACAAGAAACACGTCATACACATCCCGACCAAGACAAACTTTTTTCGGCATACCAGCCATGTGCATGACTCCTGTTATTCGTCATTATTCTCAGGTTCCGGTTCCGAAGAACGAGGGCGGACCGGCCCGGCCGGTTTCTTCATAGGCGGGCTACCGTTTTGGTCCCCTTCGGCAGGGTCGAATGTACCCGGCACTTGGGGCTGAAGCGGCTTCAGAACTTCGTCTTCTGTCTTCAACTGTGCGAAATCCTTCTCAATGTCGTAATTTTCTCCGAGGATGTCGCGACGCTTTGCTTCCTCGATAATAGCCTTACGGCTGATATCGCGGTCTTTCCGAAGCTTCGCCAAAAGTTCAAGGACTGGTCCGTTCTCACTTTCGTCAGACGGCTGGAAGTCAAGGTCCATCTCGATAGTACCGCCGGTATCCAGCTTCATCCATTTTGCAGTTACATCAAGAGCATTATTCACGCTATCGACAAACCGCACAACCATGTCCTGAAGGGGGCTAGTAGCTTCTGCGCTATCAAGTGCCCGACTTGTAGCCGCTTGATTGCCGGGGCGACGCTTCAGAAACACCGCACCATAATTGCCCATTTGCTCTTCAATGTCAAGCAAATCCTGACGGCCAGCCGCAATCGACTTGCCACTGTGCTCAACGTAGTAAAACTTGCCGTTAGCATCTTTCGTTCCAAGAAGCTGACGAGGCCCGATAGCCATCACCGCTCCGGATGTATCAGTAGCACCCGATACCGCAAGCATCGGAAACCGGGCAACCGTCAACACATTGATTTGGTCTGCGTTAGACTGCCACCACCGAACATTCAAATGCGCGAGGTCTTCCAAAGGGGGCTTAGCCCGCATAAGCCCTTGCCTCTCGGCATAAAACGTGACAAGAGGAACAAAATCGAGCCCGGTTTCACCCCCGTCAATAAGAACCCACTCAGGCTTCTTCCGCAGTATCTTCCGCTTCTCATAGAGCGCCCATGTACCGGGTTCCAAAACCCGAATCCGCTCGACTTCAACTTCAGCAAACCCGCTCATAGCCGTTTCAGTTTCAACGATACGAACGTGTACCAAATGCTCACGCGGCCCATCAGGTGTCTGCACAATCTCAGACACGGCGGCGATTACGTTTTCAGGCCGAATCAAAATCCAGTATGGACGCCGCCCTTCGCGCCGGTCATCCGCAAGGGTCCGTGTCTGGCGCTCTTCCTGCGACATGGCGGGCATGTCAATAAGAACATGCGCAAACCCCTTTGCCAATCCTTCACGGAACCACTGGCGTCCAAAAACCGTAAGGTTGTTTCCCTGAAGGTCGATATTATCGAGCCATTCAAGGACATCCGCCGGGACATCCTCTTTCACCTTCATAGGGTCGCTGAACGGGAGACCCACGAAATGGTCGAGTGTCAGTGCTAAGGCGTTGAACAAGTAATTCGATTCAAGCCGGTCAACGTAGTTCTCTTCTGTTTCTTCCGAATGTTTCGGAAGATATTCTTGACCCGCTGCGCGCATAGACCGAGTACCGCCGAGAACCGTCTCGATTAGCGTCCAGATATCAATCATTTCATCCCAGGCAAACGAAGTGGTTGCCGGGGACTTCGGGTCTTTCTTATCGGATACGATATGCGTCATGTCAACCGTCCTTAATCATGCGACCCACTATGATAACATAGGGGTCAACTTACCGGAAGCCCCGCCGCCACATGCCGGGAACCTGCCAATTCAACCGATACCGCGTCATATCGGCCAAGTGGTCTTCATAAGTAGCGGGGACTTCATCTAAATCTTTGTCATCGCGCGGCATCGGGGGACACAAACTAATCCAGAATTCGCAATTTGAACAGACGAACAACCCCGACTTTTCGCGCGTCCCATCCGGGCTTGGAATAGCGCCGGATAGATAAGTCCGCAACATCTCCCATCCGCGCTTACGAGAACCCGCCGACTTATCGGCGCGCTCCCACGGCACACCTTCATCCGCCATATCATCGGCGGGGCACCGTCCGTCACGGTTTGATTCCTTATTAAAGATTTCAGTATCGGCTGGTCCGGCAATAACGCGACACCAGTTTGGACCCCGTACACTCCAATCTTCTTCGCGGTCGTGGATACCCGCTCCGATTTTGGCAGCGGCCATACGGACACCTTCATTATCATTTCCGGAAGTTCCATACCACTCTTGCCATAGAATCAAATCGCCGCGCACACGCCCAATCAACCGCCCGTTAATCTCGATTGGCTCACCGTTTGATTCCAACCACCAGCCGCACGCAAACGGACTCGACTGGCCGTGGTCATACGCCCGCGTGAGAGTCCAGTCGCGAGGTATCTTACCAATCGGAATCGGCGGCAACACATGGACTATCGCATCCCACAGATCGTCAATCATACCACCAGAAGTTACATCCCAAGAACCGGCAAGCCACGCTTCGGCCTGCGCCGGGTTTGTCGCGGCTTCGCGAATCTGCGTAGGATATGTCGGTTGTGCGTGTAACAAGACGAAATTTTCAGACAAGTTACCATGGATTGCAACACGCGGAAGTTCGCCCGGAACACGGATAATCCGGCTATTCATACCTGGGAGTTTGAACCGCTTCTTAATCCAGTTATGACCAGGACCATATGGGTTTGTCGTTGCACGAATGCGGCACGGTACACCCTGCCTGGGTGGACGACAGCACGACATCATCAGCTTGTATGCTTTGTCGTTCTCCCATTGCACCAACTCTTCCCAGCCGATCCATGGGTACTCATGGCCGTGATACTCGGGATAGTCATCTTCATTTTTCATATGCCGCAGCAGCAGACGTTCACCCGTAGGCCAGACGGCGGCATATTCAGCCTTCGATTTCAAAAATTGGAACCCCGGATAAATCTGAGGGAACCACTCTTCAATTTTCCGAACCACGTCGTCAAGATCGCCGAATGTTTTACGAAATAGAATACCACGCCATGCAGAGCCATAACCTTTGCCAACTTCTTTTGCAAAGTCCATGATTAGCGTCAACGTCTTACCGGGACCGCGCGTTCCGTGGTACAGAGCTTCAAAAATGGGGCACTGAAGAAAAAGAAATTGAGAGCCGGGCAACGGTGCCCATGTTGGAACATAATATCGGTCTAGGTTATTTGGTGAATCATAGTGGCGAGGCTGCCAACGTTCTTCGAATTCCTCCGTCAGAACCCGAGCCCATATCATCTTCGTACCATCGCGACCTGTGGCAACCGTCCGCTCTTCTAAAATAATCGGCTCAAAACTCATCACGCAATCTCATCAAATGAAACAAAATCACCGCAGCCGACACAGAGAAGCACTAGTTCGGCTGCGGCTGTACCCGCTGTGTTAACTAGGCGAAGGTCCGCGTCTCCTTGTGCAATGAAGCCGGATTTCTTTACCCACATGGGTACATAGTAATAACACCCGCACTTGTGTTGAAAAACTATCGTCTCTTCGGAAGGGATAACCGGCTGAACGAGTTGACCGCGAAACGTGCCGCACTTCGGGCATTCGATATTGAACATAGCACGTCCTGGGTGCGCGACAGCGATCCACTCGTGAGCACACGAGAGACACTTCGCAGAACCAGTGATGCGATTTTCAATGAGATCGGGAGCCTGCTCGGTTTCCCGAGCATCCCGTGCAGACAGGAAATCAACGACTTTATCGTCCGCCATGGAATCCCTCCAATATGCGGTTAGGTTTCAGCAGGATCACCCTGCCTGTGTCATCGTTATTTACCATAATATTCTTCTTGACAAGAGATGTCAATGCTGATATGGTGCGCACTAGATAGACGCTTTCGGTCATAGCCTACTGGTTTGAGGGACGCCAGGAAATCTGGACCTACAGGTCTGGCTACATCTAAAGTTCCCTCACAGATTTGCGGTTGTGGCTCAGTGGTAGAGTATCTGCTTGCCAAGCAGGAGGTCGCGGGTTCGAATCCCGCCAGCCGCTCCAAAACCCGCCCGGTGGGTTGCTACATGGGAGATGCGGGTCTCCTTGCGACCCACCGGATTATTAAATGCTCAAGAGACACGCCGTCAATCGGCCCTCTTGAGCTTACAGCTTTGCATCTTTGGTCTAATGGGATGATGCGGGCCTTCCAAGCCCTGCGGTGCCGGTTCGAATCCGGCAGGATGCTCCAAGATAGCTCCGATTTGTAACCCCATAAGGCTCGATGTAGGGCGAGCGAACAGGAGCTATAAAATTGCACCGATGGCAGAATGGCTCATGCGGCAGACTGCAACTCTGAGGATGGGGGTTCAATTCCCTCTCGGTGCTCCAAATTCAACAGCGGCGAAAACCGACCCTGGTAGGGTGAACTACGCAAGTAGGGGCTGCCAGCAATGCTGTAACTAGTGCGCATAAGTTACACACGCCGATAGAAACACCCAACCTGTTGAAATGTAGTTACAGTCAGTGCAGCGCAACGTTGAAAGGGTTCGGTAGCAAAAAGCAGCCGGACCCTTTCAAGTTTTTTATGCTGTATTCTTTCACGTTTTTTATGCTGTGCGGAGAAAGGGACCGCATTCACCGCAAATTTTGCGGCTACATTATTTGATGCTGCTATCCTTGATTGTCATCACCCCGGTCGCAATCGTAAGAATCTGGCCGTCCAACGTGATCACCAATTCATGCTGAAAAGCACCACGACGAGTTTCCGTATCCGCTGCGCGCATCACAATCTGGATCACACCATTCACGGGGTCTGACAAATTAATATCGTCAAGTTCCGTCTTCTGAACAATCGGCACGGCGCGCAGTGTCTTCGCAAATGCCCATACGAATTGAGCCGCAGAAACATCCACAGGTGTTCCTTGATCGTCAATAACGGTGAATTGAACCGGAATGTTATCATCGCCCTGATAGATGTCGAAATCTTGATTTTCAGCGGTGTGGGCCATGGTTCTCTCCTTAAAAAATCCGAACCGGAACAATGCCAATCAAGCTAGTAAAGCGAAATGGCAGATTAAAGCTTCCAATCGGAGGCTGCGCCGGTTCCGTGACTTTCCATTGAGTATCCAAGTCCGACATTACCATCTGGCGCAAAAGCCACTGAAGTTCAAGGTTATTGGTTACGGGAAACCCAACTTGCCATTGAACTTCCAAATCACTCAAAACAAAAGACTGAACCGCCCACCGGATATCCGAATCGCTTGTAACTGTGGCCGGACCACCGAACTCGTTTAAAGCCGTAAAGCCCGTCGGGGGTGCAGTGTTAAACGCCGTTGCCCCGAAATTCGAGGTAAGCTGGCTTTGAGGGGGACTCGGTTGTCCGTCTTGTAACCAAAATGCCGGGTAAAACGCCGAATTAGGGGTAAAAGATTGACCGTTCAGCCCATTCTCGGGATCACCCGAGGCTTGCCAGACACCATTCTTACTCCACCATGCCAAGCCCGCATCGAAGTCTATGGCGAGTCCTATTACGTCCCCTGCGGTGTAAGTTGCCCCGAAAGCGGCGTTATCGATTCCAAAAAGCGAGCCGCGTAGATTTCCAGTCGCGTTATAATACGCCCGGCTGTTCGAACTATTGAATGTCGTTAAATCCCAGGATGCACTGGCCCACCCTATTGCATTATGCGTCAAGTCACAGGTGCTTTCCCAATACCACTTTCCGGTATCAATAGCTCCGGTTGTTGCCCGAGCCCCGTCACCAAGTGCGCCGACTAGATTAGTATGGGCGGTCAGATTGCCGTTCGTTAAAACGACATTAGTTTCTTTATCTGCTGGATTCCAGGTGACCATCGGAAAAACCCCCTATTCTAGAGTTTCGCCTTGAACCCGAAGTACCGCATTATCCACATTCAATGCCGTGGCACCTAAAGTCACAGTACGCCGCGCCCACACCGCCATGACTTCACCCGGCGCAAGGTCTGCCGGGAATTCCAGGCCGTCACCTTCTCCCGTTGGCGTAAAGAAAGTCACACCATCAGGTGCTTCTTCTTCATCGACAATCGTATCTGCAACACCGGTTACCGATCCGTCACCAACTCCGGCAGGATCGAGCCCAATTGCGATTGTTGTGTTAGCGTGAGGGGTATTTGTCTGAATCCAAATCTCAGGATTCATCAAGGTCAAAGTCGCGTGAGCATTCCGAACATAAAAACAACGGTATTCGATATCGCCATCGCGCGATTCGATACCGCTTACAACGTCGAACAGATTGTGTAGAGTCGCATCAACAATCTGGACAGAGGAAAGCACCCCGCCAAGCGCAGCATTCGGATCGGCGTTCTCTGCGTCAGCTACACCAGAAAGATGAAAATCAATATCGCCAGCTACAATGGGCATGTGGGTCTCCTTCGTTGATAATCGAAGGATACGCTCGTAGCCGCTCGGCGTCAACCCGGAACGGGGTTAGAACGGGGATGGCGCACCCCGCGTCACCATGATTTGAATAACGGTATCAATATCCGGCAAATCCCACATGGTTTCATCCCATATAACATCGGCCTTACCGAATTCAATACCCCGCGCTTTATCAGGTTCGTTTATGTACCGCCATGCACCTTTTCCATGACGAAACGTTCCTTCCGGATGTAAACCGTGTACCTTCGCAACCTGTTTCGCGCGATGAAAGGATTTTGCTACAATGAAAACCGGCATATCCTCCGGAAAATCTATTACCATCGGAAACCGACCGTGTTGATTTATGAACTTCTGAGAAACTTTTACGCCGATCAAAACCGATAAGTCGGTCCCGGTATACGTCACGGGGCCGTCAACCGGGTCGCCTTGCATCTTGATTACCTTTTTCGCAGCAAGTTCATCGAGCGCCCTCTTGGCTTCCAAGCCAATCCGCTTCGGTGTGTTGAACGTAAGTTCCGTTTTATCGCCGCCGGGCCAAAAGATTGCAGCGCACAGACATTTCGCCTGCGGGCTCAACTCAGGAATGGGCTCGCGAATAATCATCAGTAAGTCATGAATTTCTTGACGTACTCAAGTAAACCGAAAGCTGTCGGGGCATCGGGAGTTGACGCATAGAAGTGGCAGCTTGTGAGTTCGGGATTTTCAGGATTACGTTGAACTTGGACAACGATTAGTGCGTAAGGATTGTGCTCTCCGGAATCAATATCACGAAGCGCAGCAATCAGAGCATCGCGTGGTTTCCAGTGAGCCGCATTATGTTCCTTATGGCCCCTAAGTTCGCTGATACTCTCAGGATAGTTGGAGAAATCTTGGTCGTCGCTCATATTTTCCTCCACTGCTTAATTGTATCTTGCCAAATGTTAATTAGTGCAAGAAAGTTGGCGCGTGCCGCGTCAAGAGCTTCTTCAGCCGCCGCTCGAAATCCCACAACAAAACTTTCAAGAGGAATTATAACGGGAGCCGATACCGTAAAGAGAATGGCGGCTACTGTAGACAGAACCACCGCCACTACCCGATGCCGCTGAAACCACGCATGAACCTTTTTCACGATTTCCTCCATTTAACGACATCAAACCACTTACGAAGTTCAGCTATTACATTTTCAGGAGTCGCTTTTGGACCCAAGGAAAGATGAATCCGCACTGGTTCAGAAGATTTCCGGTTCCATTTAACGAAAAACACCGCCAACCGATTAACGTTCGTCCACGGCTCGGCTTCTTCGCGCATCTTCCAGGCATGATCGACTACAGATTGACGCGCAGCTTCCTCGCGCTGACGGTGAATCCACCGTGCCCGAATACGTGCCCGACGCCATGCCATGCGCTTCAACATAACACGCAGCAGACCACAAATTGCCGGAAATGTCAAGGAAATTAGCGCACAACGGCCTTATCGCCGACGTGCTCGTTTACACTGTCTTCGCAATGATTTGTATCGAAAACGTCAAGAAAGCCGCAGAGAACCCAAGCCGTATTGCGCCGGGTCCAACTTTCGCCATCGACATACCACTTTCCTGCCCGGCTGCTTATGGTTTCCTGCGGGTCTCCGAGAAAGAGCATCGAGTTGGCCCCCTGATCGACCCAAAGCCAGAAGTTTACAGCCCAATGGTCAAGAGGCGACGGTCCCCAAATGGCCGTGCTTACCATGAGTGCAGTCGATGCAAGGGCTGCATAGAGAGAATTGCGGAAATAACGCTTAATTGCCTGTAACATCACTATACCTCCATCGAGGCGATCCCCGCCGTAACGGAAAATTGGGGCCGGGCTCGGTATCCCACGTCCCCCAGCCCCGAAGAAGGTGACGATGACTGAAGTATGATGCCTGACTAGCTCTTACTTGTCAACCGAAATTATCTCAGGCGCTTTCGCGACTTCTTCAGGCGTAGCCCACCGATTTTTCATTTGCATAACGGCATATAACTCATCCGGAATCTTAAAGATTATCGTGAGGTTCGAACCTTCGGGGATAATCGTCACCAAAAAGTCAGAGAGATTTTGATCATTGATAATAGAACAGATATGCTGAAGAGACATTCCAGAACCACAGTGCTGAACAACGATTTTCATTGGTCACCTTTCGAATCAAGGACTGCCGCCTCTGTCAGCGGCCGTCCGTTAACAGTCTTGAACCCGGCAAACGGACCGCCATAAACACAACGCCCCGCACGCAAATCGAACCAACACGTTTTGCACACCTTACACGCAATCGGCTTATACCGAGCCGGTTCCTGAGAAAAATGCCAGCTAGTCGGCATTCCGAAGCTCATCACGCACTGTCATGAGAATTTTCCCTAGGTGGTTCTCGCCGACTCCATTATGCTGACCCCAAAACGTATCACCCCAATTGTTGCCTTCAATCAACTCAGCGTCGCCAGTCGCCACAAGTTTTGTCGCGAGTTCAGGGCGCTTAAACTTCTCCCCAACAAGCTCAGTCATAGCCGAAATTTTCACCGCGTCCCAATTGGGACGAAGAAAGAGCTTCCGACCAGCACGTTTTGCAGCGCCGGGAGTTGGCTGACGCCGCACAATTAGGCGTTGCCGCAAATCCGTTGTCTTCGCTGCCTGATAAGCGTGTTCAACAGATGGGTACTCAACCCCATCGTAAGATACCGTAACAGGATAAAAATTCGAGAGAAAAAAGTGATCTCCGCGAAAAACATTGATCACAGGCTGTTCCTTTTGCATTTCCGAAGCGTTACTAAGAAGCTTCCAGTACCTTTTCTTCTTCATTTTGTCCTAAATCCCATTTCGCAATTCCACGCCCGGAGCCTTGGACGATTCTTACAATGCACGCCATTCCAACGGCCCGGCCCCATTAACTCGCCTTCCCATAGCGGATACAAGTCGTTTTCCAGCAACTTTTGAAGGAAAAGTGTTGCTTCAAAACCGCACTTGTCGCATTTAATCTTCACAAAATTCCGGTTCGCCATCACTCGCGCAGTCCCGACACTGCCAATCGTGACCTGGATCGTCAGACATTTCGCCTGAATCAGCCCACCAGCCACAGTTTTCACATTGAAAAACAGTTAAGTCAAGTTCAACCAAATCTTCAAAGGATAATTCGTCTTGACAGACGCCGAACAAGTCGATAGTAACATCATCAAGATTATTAGTCGTACCTTGAAGATAATCAGCCAACTCTAAAACTTGTGCGTCAGTTAAGGTCCGTTTTTTCATCGGTTTTCTCCAGACGAAGAGTTTGGAATTGCACTAACAGCTTATTCAGATCGTCAATACTGAGAGCCATGCACGCCGCTTGGCACCACAGCCTGTCCCGATCACGTAAAAGACGGTTCAAATGATCAATGTCAACCGCCCGAGTTTGCGAGACGGTCATCTCGTCAGCCGCCCGCGTCGCCAACGCGACGCACTTATCCACGGACCAATCCGGATGCTCGAAACCGAGTTCACCCGCAACCCACGATATTTTCTGCGCGCGAAGTTCTTCCGGCGTCATCTTATGGGTAGCAGCTTCCTGAAGAAGCTCGTTTAGCCGCTTCCTATCCGGCAGTATGAGCGGAGTGCTGCTGTCAGCAAGACCCCGTAGCAGGGAGGGTGTGCTCATTTCGTCACCAATTCTCGTAATCTGTCACGTTGATTTCCTCACCGGTCGTCGCTTCCCGGACTACCACGATATCACCTAATCCTGTGGGAGTAAAGCAGTACGTTAACCCGCCGCCGATAGTTCCATAGTAGGGCTCATCAATCCCGAGAGGGTCGTGATAGCCCTGCATTTGTTTGATACTCGGCTTCAGGTTTGTATACCAGTCATGAATCTTTTTGCGCTGGTCGGCTGAAATCTCAAACGTCCGAACGGTGTCATTTGGACTCCAACCGCAGCCGGTATTCCGACAGGCTTCGTGATCTGGACAATGCTCGCAATACCTCATCATTCCCTCACAATCCGAACTTCGTCTTCAGTTTCAATCCAAACGCGAGCACCGCAGGACAACGGGTCATCTTGTCGTTGAATTATCCGGGTCATGCCGACAATCTCGGCTTCATGGACAACCACCGTCCCCTTATAGGTGCGCAAGATGATAGCCGGAGCATCCTTCCCGTATTTACGATTGGCCTTGATGACCGCTTGATTGACGTGGATGATCGTCTTCATGGCTTGATATTCCAAATTGCTTTCTCGCCGTATCCACCCCAGCGCCTCCGAATTTTATTCATCAGCCGCTTGGCCCGCCGAACACGAGAATCGGTCGCATAATATGTATCAGGCATTGCCGTCTCAGCAATGTCCAACAATCCCCGTAATGCTTTCATTACATGAAGGTCATGTTCAAAAACATCATCTAGGGAGAACCCGAGTGTTGGCCGAGTATCTTTAGGGGCATTAGGCAAGACGATCCTCCACGAACTCAACTTTCCACCCACGCTGAATACATTGCTGCTTAGCCCACGAGGCTGTTCCACGCGTTAACCACCGGATAATCGGTGCAGCCCCGGTGATCTCGCCGTTATACTCAGTGAACCCCGCAACGAAATTCGGAGCAGTCACACGCCACAACATGTCATGCGGCATAGACATACCGACGATATCTTTACGAAGTGGGTTAGTCATGACGCAATCTTTTTCGTTAAGATGACCCTTAAAGGTTGGTATGCTGCAATACCTTTGGGTAAAAGCCATAAATCGGCGCAAAAGAGTGACCATAGCCATTCAGGCACCCATTCTCGTTTGATCGCGACGAGCGTGTACCCATCCTCGCCAAAATCATTGTAAGAAAAGTCAGTCATGACCGTTAGCTCTCAAACTAGATTCGATATCACCAATAACTTCTTCGATATGACCTTCGCGAAGCCGGTGTATCCATCCACGCAACTCCCATATCGAGAGGTCTACCCTATCTTCCCGGAACCAGCCGAAGTCCCACTCTTCCATGAGATATATCATCGCGTCGATTTCTTCTTCAGTCGGATCGCGCCAGGGCTTAAGGGTCCACGTCCAATCGCCATTGAGAACATACCCGCGATCTTCAAGGTATTTGATGACCGCGCTGTCGCTAGTACCCCACCGGGCTAGGCGCTCTGGAGTCGTGCTAGGCATCAGAGTATCTTCGACAATACGCCGTGAATTTGAGGAACCGAAAGTCCCTCGGGCCAGCGTACTGAGTGTATCGGATGGATAACAACCTCAACCCGAATACTCCGATCTGCGGCGTGTACGAACATATCGTTCAACTTGTTTACTTGAGCCCGAATAGCCCTCACAATTTCTTCATCTTCATAATTCATGGTTCTTTCCTCGGAAATGACGAAACCTTGCGCCAGTAGAGAGGCTTCCAGCCGGGATCAGACAGCGGATACCAATGTATATCCATCCAGGGGTCGCGCGGATGATAGTCAGGATCGAATTTGGCAATAGCGATGAACCATGGAAAAGAGCCGGTCCCGCTCGCCCCGCAAACTTCGAGCCATTCGTTCTTCGGGGCGCTTTCAATCTTACGCCAAGGATTAGCTGCGTTGTACATTACGTCACCCGCCAATACGAGGCTCTTTTAGGTTCCACCGCTCTTCAAGGCGCTTCAGCCGACGCTCGGACTGAGCCTGGGTGATACCCTTCCGCCACACGACTTTACCCGTGCGGGCCAAAGTGACGAGAGTATCGACAGCCATCCAGCGCGTGATATCGTCAAGGTCTACCGTATTATCACCATAGAACAACGCGTCAGTAATCTTGAAACCTTCGCTGAAGTGCCAGTCGCCCGATTCATCGACAAAGCTACTTTCGTCGGACATATTAAAACCGAGTGCCAGCCCCACCGATATGTCATCCCAATGCCGGGGAGACCGCTTGCCGCGCCGCGTAAGAGTCCGTGCAGATGGATACAGCGCCGCTATCGTACCTGCGACGCAACCCGCAGTGCCGCACGCAGCTATCTTATCCGACCACATGTCGAATTCGAACTTCTGGTCCTGGATAGCGCGGGCCGTCTTCAGTAACCGGTCGATTTTCATGGCTATTTCTCCGTCTGAACGACAGCGTGACGAGCCATCGCAATTAGTTTGAAAACAGTAGGGGGGTCGAAAGCGGCAATGTGCCGTATATCGTTGCTGTCAGCTAGTGAGGAACCCGGCGCGCGACAAACGAGAATTTTCCCAACCTTCGACCTGACTCGATAGCCCCTCTGATGTTGTTCTACGTCGATTAAACCGGTGGATTCCCATTCACCAGAGGTTGCTTGCTCCGCGACTTTTTGCAACCGGTCTAGGTCTTCGTTCGTCATAGCTAGTTCTCTGTTTCAACAACGGTATCGACAGTGCCCAAGCTACGAACGCTGACAATACTGGCCTTCGTCATGTTGAATACGTGTATCGCCGCCTTTGCATCGGGCGCGACGATCAGTTTCTTGCCGCTCAACTCACCTGCGTACACGACTTCGAAAACATGCAAGGTCATGTCAATCTCCCGATTTCCGAAGAGCATCTATCAGCCGTTTCCAAGAGGCCCATGTCCCATTCCGATTACGAACGATCTCACGCTCTTCCTGCCGAACTTCAGCGAACTCAGCCGCCAGCCTATCTATTACATCGGGGTGCAGCCAATCGTAACTCCACGACAGCTTCCGAAGAAAATCGCCCGCCCGTATGTGGTCCGATTGTTCAGCAATAGACACGATCATGCTCCCCGGCCAATCCCGATCATCGACGCTGGCGGTTGCGACGGGTCGCCGAACAACGCCAAGAGAAGCAGCGCCGTGGCTATCATGAAGACGAACCCCTGTATCACAACTTCTTCGCCCGTGTCAAGATATTTGTGAGCCTCTTACGGATTTGCCGTTCCCGTGGTATTGGAGAAAACAGCTTATCGGCTGCCCCTATGATATACAAAATTTGATGAATAGAGAGCCCCACCGCCATTCCAGCACCATGAGCATCGGTCGTCGGATACCACCTCCTAGTCTTATGATACGCAACGGCGGTTATAGGACAATAGCACCGCGCGCCAATGCTGCCCGCGCTTTTGAAGACTAACCGAATATCCGGCTTGCCTGGAAAGCGATTATCCCGTCTCATCCGCTTAGCGACGGTAGCGAACTCGCGATAAAACTCGTTCAGGTTCATCCTTCGTCTCCCGACTTCGGACTTGGCCACGCGACATCGAAGTTGTGATGGAGGTACTGACCCACCCGCTGAGACTTGTCAATCGCGGCTTTCCGAACGTTCCAAGTCGATAAGTCCGTCTGCACAAGCAGGTCCATCGCGAAGTTCAAGTCGCCCATCTCTATTTCAAGTAAAGCGCGATTGTCGTCATGAGTGTTGTCAGGATGATATGATTCATAACCGTGCCGCAAAATTTTACCGATAATCTGCTGGACCTCGGCGCATTCTTCTACGACAAGAGTAAGACGCTCAAGTTGGGCAGGAGTTAACCGATTAAAATGACCAGACATCATCCAACTTCCCAATAGGACATCTCTTCTTTAACAGCTTCTTCAGGGGCGATACCCTCGTCAAAAGCGTCCCGCCATGCGGGGTCGTTGAAACTAAAACACATTTCAAGATCATGCCACGCGACACCTTGATGCACCGCATAAGATTTAGCCCGGTCAAGCCATTCTGTAAAATCCATATCTACCTCCACCGCCGCACGAAAAGCGGACCGAACCGTAGCATGAAATTCGAGGGGCCACGCTCGACAAACGGCTTCCACCAGTACATGAAGTGAAAACCTAGCACCCACTCCCAATTGATGGCATAGAAGCTCACGAACAACGAATCCTTATACCGGCCTACAGCCATGAGGGTAAACATTAGTAGTACCCATCGTCGGATTCACCGATCATACCAAGAAGCCCTATCGCTGCGACGAACGCTCCGAGTATCGCAACCCACCTTGTTTCATTTTCAATCAAAATCGACGCCCACCATTCAGGGCTGACGTAATGGCCCAAGAGGCCCACCACGATGCCGACAATTAGAACCAAGGTCCATCCAAGCATCATCGTCTCTTCTCCATTTTCAGTGGTCTTATACCACGGCTCGGGGCCAAAAGCAAGAAAAATCTATGGTTAACAGCAGAAAAATGAGCGGGGGGAGAGCTTTCGAGGGATAAGGGCTGGAAAAGATCAATTTTCGGGAGATAAGACTGTTTTTCACGAAGTCAAGGGAAAATACCCGATTTTTCACCCAAATCCACCCATTTTCGACCTTCGGCTGACTTCCAAAACTAAATCGGGGGCCGGTTTTTTCCTGAAAATCACTGGTATTTCAAAGGATTAGACGGGGGCGGGCTTGCCGCTCTGGTCAACAATCCCTCAAAAATAGGTCACGGCCGGATGCTGGTGGACACCCCACCCCGGCCTGTTTTAAATTAAAACTTAAAGTAAAGACGGGGTAATGTATCATTAAGGTTAATGAATAGTTAATGATTTATATTGATAGTTAAAATATTAACCTTAATATATTAAGTAAAGATGTTAGGTTTATTTCTTTAGTTAACAATCATGAGTTTCACGTTAACCTTAACAAGTAGTTAAAGGACAAGGCGGTTAGCGGGCGTTAACTTAATATGTTAAGTTAAGAAATTAACCAATATTGTTAACCTTAATCCTCTCTTCATGATGAATTCGTATTAACCTTAACATATTAAGTAAAGAAGTAGGCCCAAGGCGTTAACCTTAAGGAGAAGTTAATATTTGCATCATTTTAACTTAATAAATTAACCTTTTTCACCCGTTTTTATGGTTAATATGGGCTGTTTTACTAGGCAGACCCTGGCGAATTACGAAATTCGTAATGAATATTAATTAAAATGATATATCAGATATCAATTCTCATATAATATACGTCTCTGGATACCTAAACATGGTTAACGAATGGTTAATTTTGCCACTCCCAGGCGGAAGGCGCAACATTATTTCAATCCGAGATACCGCGACGCAACATTATTTCAATTCGGGATACCACGACGAAATTATATTTCAAAACGTTTTACAAAAATCGTAATCTTATGGAATCCTGCCTTTCTCGCCAGGGATTTAGTTCATTCTAATCCCCTTCCTTGCCAGTAAGAGCGATTTTTAGATAAACGGTATTAATCTGCGTCACGCAAGGAAACAACGCGCAGCGCAAGCGCAGCGTTTCCTGCGTTAGCAGAATAGAGGGGTCGGAAAACTGGAAAGTTTTTGTAAACCGTTGATTCTAAAGGCCGATTCCTTTCCAAGCGATTCGCATTTTCAAAAAACGTCGGAAAGTTTTTCTTCCTAATTACCGGAAATTCCAATATACTGATTTCAAAGCCGAATTCCTTTCCGGAAAGTTTCGGAAAGTTTTATAGGACCAAGAATTTTCCAAATCTTTTGGAAAGGAATTCCCCTTTAGAATCAATGACCGCTATTTTCCCGACTGTATTTCCTTCCCTGTCAACGGAATATTGATTCTAAAGGCTTTTTCCATTCAAGTTTTTCCGATAGGAATTTATAATTATCCCTCATAACCGGAAATAGGCGCGGCCCGCTAAATCTCGCGCAGCGATACGCCTGAACCCATTGATTTGCAACGAGAATAATATCTAAAATCACCTGCGATAGTTCTAGACTCCGACTCCCGACTCCTATAGAGTGTCTTTATTGGATCGGTCGAAAGGAAATGCGCCATGTTCAAGCTTCTTCTCGCGGTCGCAGTTATCGCCATGGTCGCTGGCTCGCTTGATATCCCCGGCATGTTCGCCCCGCTGTATGGCGCGGCCGATACCCTGGCGAACGTGGCGGACGCCGTTGCGCGGCGCGACTTCTAGCCTAGCGCCCGTCCCTGAACCTGGAGTCGCCCCATGCTAGACCCAAATACTTTGAATCGTGTTTCTTGTTCATATAGACGGGGCTATTATGACGGCTATTTCGGCCGCGAACACGAAACCGCGTCCGGCGATCCGCTGCACAAGCCATTCGCTAATTTCGATTATACCGAAGGGTATAGGGCCGGTGCGAATGACGCGCGTTGTGACCGTCGATAATCGCTTGAAGGAGTCGGCACCAATGTCAAAGCGCACAATCGCTAATCTCTATGGCACGTCACCGGGCGGAGAAGCCCGTAAGGTTCGAGTTGTGTACGAGTCGGACTATGCCGAGTATATCGCCGAAGTGACCGACAACGGCAAGCGCAAGCCCGACTCGGACTATTTCACGGCCGACAAGGCGGACGCTATCGCGACTGCCGAGTCGATGCTGATTTCCGAACATGATTTTGGACTGTAGAGGAGTCGAACCAATGTCTAATCGCTTTTCCATTCAATGCGCGCGCATCGGCGAGGGGGAACACGTTGCGCCGTGGTACACAGTCGCCACGTCCGCGACTTCGGGCGCGGCCGATACCCTGGCGCGACGCTATGAGCGCATCGGCGAACACGTCCGGGTTTGGGACAACGTGGCGAATCGCGCCACGACGGAACTTGAACGACTCGGCATTGCATAGGGAGTCGACTCGAATGGTACGAACAAAATCCTTTGGATATCGCTCCGCCCTTCGCTGGCTTGCGCGAAACGATGATAACTCATGGTGCGCAAATCAAGATAGTTCACCAACAATTACTGCGAGATTTATTGCCGATTGTTATGCTAGAACGGAGTTTGAAGTCCGCGAAGATTTGCGTAAAACAATCTTAAATATGGGATTATTGCTACGGCCGAAAGTGGTATAACGCAATCGAGGAGTCTTTCCAATGGTCAATGACCAAGATTTCATGCTGGCATGGTTTCGCCTTCATAGAATTGGTGCGATTCGCTATGCGGGAAAGTTTCGGTTTCCCGACGATATCCGCACAAATCCAATGCTGGCATGGGCAATGCGCCAGGATCGCACGTTCCGTATTAAAGAGGGACAGTAACTATTTGTTAACACCTATTCGGCTAGAGTGATACAACGCAATCGAGGAGTCTTTCTATGCGAATCATCAATTCCTACTTTCCCGGTATCCCGGCGCAACGTTCGGACGGAATCGCTATCGCGGAATTCTGCGCAGTCTGTACGGTCGATGATTCGGGACTTTATGCAGTCTATGTCGGACTCGTCGCGCCCATTCATACGGATTTGCGCGACTATGAGCCTGACCCGGAAAAGGGCATAGAGTACCAGTCACGGCGCGATAATGCGGCCGAATTTGTAGCGCATCATGGTTTGAAGCGGTGACCGGAAGCCATAGGCGGAGTCTCGGATTATGGAATCGTATCGTCCCAATTTTGGCAACGTTCCGCATGGTCCGCGCGATTCCGCCTATGATGCTTTTTGCGGCCCTACTGCTTTGGCTATC